TCAACTCCCCCTGACTTCCCTTCCCAACCTGCGGCTGTGCCGACGACGACGGTCGGCCACGGCCAGCAGCGCAACTCCCGTCACCAGCAGCAGCTCCGCGTTCGTCGGAGCGCGCCCCAGGTAGCCGGGCGCCAGCAGCGCTGCAGCAGCCCCTACACCGATCAGAATGAACGCCAGGCGGACCGCCAGTGGGGTCTTGCGGCCCATGTGGTTGGTCGCGCAGATCGACGACCAGAGCGCCACGATGGCCGCGGCAGAGTTGAACAGGATCAGGGCGGAATCCAATGTCATGGCTGGGGCTCCCCGATGGTTTCAGCCTTCTTCTGTGCTCGTTTGATCGCAATCGGAATCAGGAATTGCGCGGCCAGGCCCAGGCAAAACGCCGAGAAAACGAGCGAGGCCAGCATGTCGATCCCGGACAGCATCGAGGCAAGGTAGTGAGCTGCGATCGGGGCGGTGTAGCCCGCGGTAAGAGTGGCGGTGACCGGCGTCCAGATTCGACGCCAGATGCCCATGGGAGGGAGGAACGAGAGGGAGACCAGGCCCCCGGCAAAGCCCGCGAGAAGGACTTCATAACTCAGACCGGTGGCGATTCCCCACAAGGTGATCGAGGTGGCCACCAGGGCATTGGTGGCTTGGGTGGTTCGGTCCATAGGGCAGTCTCGGCAGCTCACGCTTCAGTTGCCTGAAGGTTACCGGACTGAACAATCCGGTTCACCCGATTATTGAATTGTCAACTAGCAGTTGGATCAGACGTAAAACGTCGGCGCCTGCTCGGCCGCGCTCACAACCTGACTGATCATGCCGTTCTGCAGGATCACCCGCTGGCCAACCAAGGGTGTCAGACCTGGCGCCGCTGGGTACGAGCGGGTCCCCTTCTTCGTCGCGACCGAATACTGCCCGGCCGACGCTGCTGTGACCAATCCGGTGATGTTGGCTGTCGATGGCGCCAGCAGATCGCGGAGCGCTGCGAGGGCTTGGTTGATCATGCGGGCTTCCTCAGCATGGTGATTTCCAGCAGCACGCTCACGCCGCGGACCTTGTAGGCCACACCGACCAGCTTGCCGTAATAAGTCTCGCCCTGCAGGCTGTCGTGCACCTCGGCGAGCTGCCCGGTCCTCACGCCGCCGCGGTATCGGCAGGTGAGCTGGACCTTCTGCAGCCCGCTGGCCTTGTCGATCTCCGCGCGCCCGCGCTCAAGCAGCACCAGTGGCGTCGACATGAGCGGGTCGACGATATCCGCGCCCTGGCTCAGACCCTCTCCGCGCTGCACATAGGCTTCAGGCATGTCAGTCTCCGGTGATCAGGACGGCGATGCTGAAAGAGTCCCGCCCGTTGATTTCAGCCGGCGAGTTCAGCCGCCAGATATCGAACTTGGTGGTGTACCGGACGATGGCCACCCCGACGCCTTGGCTTGCCGCCCGGATCGCTTGCCCGCCACCGGCAGAGATCGGCCCGAGCTGGTTGCCCAGCCACTCGAAGCTGTCGAGGGTATGGATGGGGTACTGGACGTTGCCGTCGACCACATCGAGGAAGGTGACCATCTCCTCCACCTGCCGTTGACCACTGCCGACGCGCGACACGCTACCGGCGCTGGGGCGGTGCTCGGTATTCAGGACCTTGTGCTTGTAGATCAGGTACGCCACGGAGTCGCCCGGCATGAAGTGCGTGCGACCGTTGTTCAGGCCACCCTCAGCAGTCGAGCGAGCATCGATCTCGGCCATCAGAATTGCGTCGTCCTGCGCGGCCTGGCCGAACGCGACAACGATGGAAGCGGTGACTGCCATTACAGCTCCTCAACCAGGAATTGAGCCATGCCTTCGGCGGCATATTCGGCGTTGTAGACGATCGCTTTCGTGCGGTAGCGGATACGCAGCAGGCTGTAGCCACCCGCGCCGGCCGCAGTGATTTCGTTGGTATACGGGGCCGCGGACACGCCGCCCAGGTTGCGATCCAGCCACTCGGTTTCGAGGATGGCGTCGATCGGGTACTGCGTATTGCCGGTACCCTGGCGAATCTCGATGGTCTCTTCCTCCTCGCGGGTGACGATGCCGACCGGGCCGAGCACCACACCGCTGCGGGTCGAGGTGACTGCCAGATTGGTGCGCCAGTTGCCCGGGTAGACCAGCAGCCTGCCGCGGTGAGCATCACCCTCCTCCGGCGTCCACTCGATGCGATCGCTGCTTGTCGTCGCCGCGGCATCGGTGAGGTAGAAGCGATCAAACACGGCAGCCGCGACGACGCCTTCCCGCACCGACAGGTTGTCCGCAGCATCGGTGAAGACGTGATCGGAGGGTTCCCTGCCCCAGTTGGGCACCGATACCGGGAACGCCGGCCGGATCAGCAGCGAGCCGTCCTGTTTCGCTTCAGCCACGCCGCCGGCAGCCTGCGCGACCTGCTGAATCACACCGATCGGCGATGCGTTGCTGACGCCCAGCCGGTGAGCCGGGATGAGCCAGTCGATGATCTGCCAGTCCACCGGGATATTACCGGCTAGCTCGCGCACCACGTCGCTGGCATTGACCGGTGCCGTCCAGGTCTTGGTGATCTCGGCAGCCCGGTCTGGTCCGCTGTCGAGCATCGCAACCGGGGAGACGCCAGAGATGACCATGCTCACACCGGCAGGCCGATCCCGACTCAGGGACTTCGAGTCGACGATGAACTCATACCGGTCGCCGAACAGCACCACCGTGAACGGATCGTTGCGCCGGAAAACCTGATAGTCGCCGACCTGCGCCAGCTCGATGCTCGATGTCCAGGCGAAACCACCCTCGTCGAACGCCAGGTCGGCGCCGGAAATCGCAATCTGCCGCCCACCCATCTCGACGTGCGGATTGCCGGAAATGTTGATCACCGAAGACGCCTCAGCGTCGAAGGAGGTGCGGTGCTGCGCGGCGACGGGTACGAAGGCCAACAGGTCGACCGGCGCTTGGTGTTCGGCCGCAACAGGTACGGACTGTGCCCACGGCGCCTCGTGCTGTGCGGCCACACCGGTGAAGACGTGCCAGCTGGTCTCGTGCTGCACGATGATACGCGTTGCCCAGCTGGCCTCGTGCTGAGCACGCACGGCCTCGGTGAGCTGTAGGTCGAGCAGTGCCTGGTGACCAACCTGGACACTGGCCACCAGCGTGAACTCGGCGGCATGGCTCGCCGGCGCAATGCGGTTGCCGAACGGGGCGTCGTGGTGCACCAGGATGCGCAGGCCCCAGAGGGCGTCGTGCTGCTGGCGGGTCCTCGGCCCGATATCGAACGGAGTTTCGTGTTCGACAGTGAGTAGGAGCCGTAGAGAGAACGGCGCGTCCACTTGTGCCACGACACGGTTCCCACCAGAAGCGGGAATGGTGTTCAGGGCCACCTCATTGAGGCCGTGTCGGTTCAGCTCCATAGCGGTCCCTTAGCGGAGGGGGGTCACCCCTTCATCCGGGCGTGATAGGTCACGCTGTTGGTCCCGCTCATGACGAGCTTCATGCTAGCCGGGACCCAGACCAGATCGGTCGGAAGGGCTCCTCGGTGCAAACTGTCCCCGAATTGAGGTAGCCCTACCGGCGTCCAGTCGATGCCGTCCCGGCTCAGCAACAGCTTGCTTCCCCAGTCCCCTAGCTCTAGCGACGATGCTGCGAACATCTGGGCACCCTCGCACCAGACTACCTTTGTAAAGATGTATCCGGGAGCAGCAACGGGCTGAAGGCTCGCGAGGTCATCATCACTGCTAAAAAGGCCCCCTCGCAGAGCGATCAGATACCGTCCCAGGGACGGACTGTAGGCCAAGGTAACCTTGCCTGGATCGGGCGGAGCCGAACCGGTCTCCGCCCAGCTAAGCCCGTCAGCTGATGTGACGTATGCCGGCTCCATGGTCCCCAAGTTTAACCCGACCCCGAGGTACACCTGAGCGCCGTCAATCCACCCCATCATGTTCACGACGGTATTTTCCGGGGCAATGACCTGTTCGGAAATATCTTCCCATACCGTGCCGTCTACGCTCACCTTAGCCACTGGAGCGTAAGTGGCCATGTCCACGCCGAGGAACAGGTAGTCCTCCTGAGTCTCTCGCCAGACGACTTCTCCGGCGCTGGTGAGGGCTGCGTTCGGTCCAGTCTTACGCACCCAGCTCACTCCGTCCGTGCTATAGAGCAGTTCAGAGTGCTCCGTTGCCAGCACCATGGCGCTACTGCTGCCGTGCGCCACCGTTCTCCATACAGCGGAGTCAGGCGGCGACATGTTCCTGTCGGCCCATGCTCCCTCGGGCAAAGCCATTCCCCATACGCTCTCTCCGCCGAAACCTACGAGCTCGACGTCGAAATCCGGGACGTAGGCGATCCCTTGGATGTCCACATCGTCGGGCGTTTGCAGCGTCGCCCAAGCCAGGCCCTGGATCGGCGCATCCCCCTGACCAGCCGGCGGCCACACCTTCACCCAGTCATCCGTCGAAGCGGTACCTTTGGCCAGGTATTGCCACCCCGTGTCGGTGTCGGTGTAGTGTGCGCCAATGCTCGGTGGTGCCGAAGCGGGTGCGCCAGGTCCCCAGTCTGTGTGCTGCGTCATTAACGTGTCCCCCTTTTTGGGCTTGTCAACTTCTGTCGCACAATTATCAACTATAAGTTGAATTTAAGGGCGGCAGTAATGGTCTCGGAATCGCGTCTGCGCGAACCGCCAGAAGGCGTTATCGAGTGCGCGTCAAGCGGCCCTCGGTCCCGTCAGGATATTACCCGATGCGTCTGTGAGCTGCGCCCCGAATTGATCGACCAGCGCGCCCACCGCCGTGGACGGACCTGTGAGCCTGGCGCCGGAGGCATCTCTCAGGTAGTTGCCGTCCCGGTCGGTCAGGTAGTTCGCTGTGTCACCGCCCCCCTCAAGAGCGGATACGCGACGTTTCAAGTCGGACACTTCGTCCACCAACGCCGTGTATTCCTCCCGGGTCGGCCGAGCCTCCAACGCGACGACACGCTCGGTCAGAGCTGCATTTCCATCGGCGAGATTGCCGACCAGGGTTTGCGTTTGAGATAGCGCCGTGACCAAGGCCGCCACCGAATCCCCTAAGCTCGCTATCTGCCCGGCGAAATCGGGAGCGTCTGCGATCTGATCCCAGGACGGCCCGTAGCCTCCAGTGGGCTTGCTTCCGGGGTACTTAGGCACCCACGTTGAACCTGCGGCCAGCACGTCACGCGTAACTAGCCCGCGGATCACAGTTCCGGCCGGCCAATCGTTCAGCGTGCTGCCCTCCTGCTCCCTGACCAGTTCCAGCTGATTCAGGTCGTTGTCGACTAAGGAGCAAATCTCGAACACTTCGGGGTTGGCTGGGTCGATCAGGGTGACACGAGACACCTCGTTCGGGCCCGGAACGGCGAACTTGACGGCATTGGCCCCCAACGTCACGACGGTATCGCCGCCGTACAGCATCTCGCTCAGGACGGATCGGGAGTTGTTCACCGGGGCCAGCATACCGCTCGATGACTGGCCCAGCTCCAGCAGGCGAGCCCACTCGCTCAGTTCCGCCAACGGCACGACACGGTCGAATGTGCAGAGGTCCGAGAAGCGCAGCTCGAAGTCGCGATCGGTGGCTCGGCTACCCGGTGGTGGCTCAGTGCCCCAACTGGTGTCCAGCGGCGCCCCGCCAAATCCTGGGAAATACCCCATCCCCGTAAGGAGCACCGGGACCACAAGCGGATGTTTCCCCGGGACGAACACCGCGATAACCGTTTCCTCGTAGCCGCAAGCAACGCCAACATATGCGCGAACGGTATCGGTAGAGTTGTCAGTCAACTCGAACTTACGGGTTACGTGAGCGAGAGTCTGATAATCGTAGTGGAAGAGAACCAGATCGATGGAGTCGGCATTGACCTCGAAGGAGATGGACAGCTCCCGGTGCTCCCCAAGCCCGGGTATGTTGGCCCGCGACATTATCGTGCGCCGTTTGAGCGGGCCGCTGGCGTTACGGGTATCTAGGTAAAACTGGCCAAACAGGGTAGCCGGCTCGGGCAGCCGGGTGTCTGCGGGAGCCGCAGCGTATGCGTCTGGGGAGAGGTATCCGTGATCCTTGACCCAGTCTTCGACCCAGCCAGTATGGGCACCATAGCCCCCTGACACGGTGAGCTGGAACCCTCCCGCTACAGCGTTGACGAGCCCTTCACCATCGCTGAGCGACCAGTGGTTCGAAGCACCGGCCTGGATCGCACGGTGCTTCATCGGATTGGTCGTCGGCAGTGGCATTTCGGGGCTCCGTCGGTTGAGCGTTACTTGGATTTTCTATTGCCGCCTGAAACGCAGCAAGCGGAAACTGTTGTCCGCTTTGACCTCCTAGGTCTTACCATTCAGCGGGACAGCTGGATTGGAACCGGGCGCTCCAAGATTGTCACGTTCCAACCGTCCCACGGCGAAGCTGTGCGAGACGTCATCTCTACGGAGTAGTCGTACTCAGCAGACCAGCCTGAGCCTGCCGGAATTGCCACTCCGTAAACCGTCACGCCAGCTACCGGGGATATCCCGATATCGCGAGTAAACAGAACGGACTGCCTGGTCACGTCACCTACCGTAATCTCTATCGATACGGTCTCTATAGAACCGTCGGATGTTGCTGTAGGCGTGCCGACTTTAACGAGCGTTCCGGCGGCGACATAGGCGAAGCTAAAGCTGGCGTCTCCGTGCGAAGTCAGCTGCCAGTCACCCCCGACGGCCACGGCTGGTGATTGAGTTACTTCGTAGGCCCCATCTCGAACATCCACCAGCCGGCCGGCCGCTAATCTCGCAGCGCTGAAGTAGACCCCTTGGGCGAGTAGTTTTATATCTGTACCGACTACCCCCAGTGTGATTCGGGACCACCATTGATGCCCCAAATCCCCCGGTGGGACGCTTGGCACGGGGAGATGTCGGTAACGTAGGAGCGGCTGATAATAGGTCGGGCCATCTTCCGGGTAGCTGTTTGACCCGTCATTTTCAGCGTCGCCAGGCCACGTCACTGCACTTTGGGCCCACGCCTCCATTCGCCAGGAGCCACTTGGCGTTACGAACCCCGGTGTGTAATACAGGCCCGCGGCCATTATTCTCTGGTAGGCATCGTCAAATCCGGTGAAATAGGTCCGCGTTTTGGTGTTTGGCCACGGCTCATCGGCGAGGCAAGTCATAGTGCGGGATCTGCTGAAGACAACTTCGGTCGGTTCCCCAAGCACGATATCGCTTTCCAACACTTGATCTGACTGCGGTCCCCAGTACATCCCGGGGGGTGGCACCACTTGGGTCAGGTGTAGATAGAATCGCCGAACCCTAATGCTCTCTGTGTTTGCATCTCGGGGGGCAAAAATATCCACCTGTGCGCTGTCGTTCAGCGTGGAGACGCCAAGCAGGGCCAGCTTAGTCGACCCGCTCCACACCTCGTAGGCACAGGTTACGTTCCGCCCTGTGCTCGGAGCTTCTAACACGGGCAACCGAATCCGCATAGCGGGCATGCCCTGATACATGTGGGGCTCAGGGTCGGCGGAATAGTCTTGAAACAAGCAATTATCTAGCGATAAGGACACATCACGAAGAAGATTTACCGCGTGGTACCGCGTGGTCGCTGTGCCCGCATATATCGCCCCCCCTCCGCAGGTGCCGTTTTCGACAGGCCAGGTGTTGCCTTCCCGGTACCACCACATCGGCTGCGATAACTGGCTAAGCGCTTGCGGGCGCCATAACCAGCCGGGCACAGCATATCGGGGAATTTCAGCTGATATTCGCACAATGAACCGAAACGGCCCCTCGATGACTGCCATCAGCTCACTCCGGAGTTGTCGAAAACGAGCCGCACCTGGCTGGTGTCAGGCATTTTCATGGTCACAGTCTCGATGCGCTTGACGGTCACGCCCCCCACGTCCACATCGGTCATTTCCCGCGACACTTCATGCCATTCAGGGACAGCCTCTTCTGCGGGCCGGATGGTCACCGAGCCTGTCATCTGTGAGAACACGTCACCCATTACCTGGCCCAAGGTCTGGAAGCTGCCAGATTCGGAGGGTATCAGGGTCACCTCGACGCTCACAGTCCCGTTGGCGGGGCACGTGAAAGCGTTTGCGCCGCGCATCCTGGTGTAGCGCAGCGAGAACTCAGCCACGCCCGAACCATCCACGGCGTTGATATTGCGAAGTGTCAAACGGGCACTGAAGGGTTCACCCACCTTGCCGGTGGCCGGGTGGCTTATGCCGATCAGCTGGTAGCGCCCTGCCGGCGGAGGCACGGTTGTCGGCTCCTGGCCGGCGTCGATGCTCCCCATGCCGGCACAGTTCACACCGGCCACTTGACCGGTATCGAACTCCAGCATTTCGAAGGGGACGATGACTGAGGACGTCTGGTCGCCCTGGAACGCGGAGACTTGCACCTCGAAATTTGCCCCCGTGGGGGTCACATTCAGCTCGATGACGCGGTACTGGGTCTGATACGTGGCCGCCGCCCTGCCGAAAATCTTGCGGTCGCACGTGAGCACACCAGCGCCGCGATACCGCAGCTGGGGCGCTTCCACCAGGTCGCCCTGTTCGTCGTACACCCTTCCAAGGAATCGCAGGGCGGAAGGGTCACCGTCATGTTCGAGAGTGACCTGGTCGGTGCCCGAGAACACAGCGACCTCATCGACGCTCTCGTCCACCTTGTGCAGTGTCCGCAGATTGCCGTAATCACAGCGGATCAGCGCATGGACTGGCGGATATAACCGTAGCTTCCGGATAGGCCAGGCGTACTGATCCTGCCGATGCAGCAACTCATCCCGGGCACGTTGCTCGGCCTCGGTCAATGTCGGCTCAGGGACGACCCCGCAACCGGCGTTGATGTTGTTCAGCGTCTCCTGCGCCTTCGCGATTTCCGACGGCAGCAGGTTGTCCTCCTTCACATAGGCCAGCCGCAGCTGGCTCTCCGGTGAGGTGAATCCGACGCTGACGCTGGCTTCGGTCATGCGCTTTCGCCGTCCACCCCGAGAATCACGCGATTGCCAGAGATGGCTGCCGCGCCTGCCGGGACAACCTGCTTGTACCAGATCGGGACGGCAGCGGGCGACGTGCTGAACGTGATCGTGTCGCCGGCGGCGAATGCACCGGAGAAGGCGGCCGCCGGAATCGAGAAGTAGGGCCTGCCAGGAAATGCAGGGTTGATCGGCGCGGCCCCATTGCCCACGTTTCCAGAGCCAACATTGCCGAGCGTGTCGCCTACGATGCTGAACGCGGTTCCCGATGTGAAGGTGATCGTCCAGTTCTGCTCGACGGTGGCCAGATGGTCACCGGTAACCGGGCTGCCGGGGTTCAGCGAGCCGTTAGCCGACGTGACCACTCGCTCACCCAGCACGGGCTGCACATCGCCGGCCTGATAGACCGAGGCAACACCGGTGACGTTGGTCAGATAGGCATTGGTGAGTCCCGGCGCAACGAGGGTCAGAGTGGCCACGTCGCCGGCGTAGGCGACGGCCTCGATCTCCACGAACTCTTCGTTGCCGGCGCTGGACACGCTGGTCTTGTCCGTAACGCGAACCGTATCGCCAGCCCGGAAGCAATTGAGCGCGGCCCCTTCCGTGACCACCTTGATGGAGACTGCGCCGTCCTCCACGCTCTCGGACAGCCGGCCGCCCCCATACAGCCGCTCATTCCCCGTGATCGCCGCCTGCGTATCCCGCTGGGTACCCGGGAAGAAGGTCACGCTGTCCTCGCCAGGCGTGTTCAGCTGCAGGAACACCCGCGCGTTGCCCAGGGCGATGTTATCGGCGTTCTCCACCTTGATGAACATCTTCCGGTAGCGCGTGGTGCCGGCGTTCCGCTCGGCCAGGGTCACGTCCGGCAGGATGTTGTTCTTCACGCCGCTCGGGGAAAGGACGTTGCTCATCCGGCCGCCGTTCGCCGCAGCGTCTGCCACGGTCAGCGACTTGTACCACTTGATGTCAGACGGGGTGATGGGCATCTGCCTCTCCTTAAACGGTCATCAGCTTGATCGTGGCTGTGAAGTAGTCAGTCAACTGTTGGTTGAAACGCGGGACGAACGGCTCCGCTGAGAATGCCGGCGGCTCGTGGTGCCGGAATACAACCTGGCGCACGACCCCGTTTATCTCCAGCTCGAACACGGCACCTGCAAGGGCAGCGAGCTCGCCGATCTGTTCCACCATCGCCCCGGTCAGCCAGCCGCGATCGCGCTGGGAAACAAGAGTGATGCTCTCCCCGGCCACCAGCGACTGGCTGTAGGTTACGGGGGTCCCTCCGAGCGTGATGATCACTGATTGGGCCACTTTCTGCGACCGGAATCTGTCCTCCCAGACCATCTGGGCATTGAGCGTCACGCCCCCCAACTTCAGCGTATTCACGGCTTACCCTCCGGTCTGGCGTGCGATTTCGTGTAGCGAATCGACGAGGTTCTGCACGCTCGATCGGCTGCCAGACAGCCGGCCGGTCTCACGTCCGTTGATGGTCAGGTTGACCGACATGGAGTCACCACCTTCAGCCGCGCCACCTCGGCCTCCTCCCATGGCTCCAGCGAGCCGGTCGGGGTTGAGTGTGCCGGCGTTCAGCTGGTCGAGGAAGCCGGTGCCGTACTTGCGCACAGCCATGGCCCGGACGATGTACTCGCGGTTGCTCACGGCAGCCAGGATGCTGTCGCTGGTGCCAGTACCGGGGCCGCGAATCAGGCCACCAGGTGAGCCGCCGGAGGCGAAGCCGGGAACCTTGATCACACCGCCGTTGGCACGCCGCGTAACATCACCAGTTGGTACGAACTTCACAGGGACAATGATCATCTCCCCGGCCTTTAGCCTCGCAATATCGACCTCGCGAGTGTCGGGTTTGAAGTCGACCGGGGCCTGCGTGACCGTAGTGGCGAGCTCCTGCCGGAGGGCTTGGACCTCGGCATCTTCCGCCTGGAACTGGGTGGATACGACGAAGCTCTGCTCCGACAGCTTGCGCCGTACATCCTCGCTGAGCTGCTGGAACTCGGCATACGTCTTGGCGCTGTCGAAGGCGAGCTGCATCTTCGGGAAGTCGCCTTCGACGATCTGCCTGGCACGGGCAACCGCAGCCTGCAGGTCGGACCCCGAGAACTCCACCTGAGCCGTGGCCACGATCTTCTGGTTCTGGATTTCGTTGACCTTGATCTTGTAGGCCCCGTCTTCCATGAACACGCCGACCCGCACCTGGCTGCCGTCCTTCGAGAGCACGTCGCTGTCGAACTTGGCCACGTATTCGCGGGTGTCGGCACTGATCGGCACACCGACCCGGCTCTCGAACGCCTTCCCTTTCATCTGGGCAATCGTGCGATCCAGGTCCGACTTCGCCTTAGCCTCGTCGACCGTGAGCGGGATGTCGATCTCCTCAGCACCCGATACCCGAGCCAGTGTCTTGTTCAGCTTCTCCAGGGTGGAGGTCAGATTTTCATAGAGCCGCTTCTGCTCCTCGGCCTCAGCCTTCTCAATTTCCTTGCGCTTCTGCAGGACGCTGATCAGGTTCTCGTTGGCCTTCTGCGTGCCGGCTACAGCATTGCGAGCAGCCTGCTCCTTGGTGACAACGATCTTCTCGCCGTTCTTCACTTCCTGGTTCAGTGATTGGGCAAGGCTCATCTGCCGCTGTGCGAGTGCTTCAGCGACCTCGAAGTTGCCGCGGGCGATCTCCTCCTGAATCCGCCCGTTGAGCTTGGTGAGCTCCTGCTGCCGGGACTGGTAAGCCAGGTGATCAGCCATCGCGCCACGGCGAATATCGGCGACCTGGAATTCACCCTGCAGGCGGATGTCAGCGATCCGGCGATCGAGGTCGGCCACCCGCTGCAATGCCGACATATACCGACCCAGCGCCTGCTCGCGCGCCGAGGAAACCGCCTGCACTTCCTGCTGGACGATCTGGATGCGCGCCTTCGAGGCGTCGTCCTCGATCTTCTTCAGCTCTTCAGCCCGGGCGGCATCGTCGAGCTTCTTGGTGTCCAGAATCTGCTTGCGCCGCTCGGTGTCCTGCCGCACCAGCTCCAGCTGCTTCGAGGAGAACTGACGGACGATGTCCAGCCGCTGGGATTCAAACTGAGTCGTGGCCGAGAGTAGCTGCTGCTCGTCAGCACCGCTCAGCGTCAGGGCTGCCATCTTGGCGTTATGCACCCGCTCCAGAGCGATGATCGAGTTGTCGAAGTTCATCTGCGCCACGGCATCGAGACGCTGCTTCAGCGCGTCAGCTTTGGCGCCGGCATCCTCGGAAGCTGCTGCCACCTGGCCCACGGCGTCGGCAGTACCTGTCACCGCTGCTGCCCGGGCTTGTTCCAGGACCGCGCTCTGCTCCACCGCAGCCATCAGCTGGCGCTCTTCGGAGTTCAGCTGCGCGATGAGCTGCAGGTTCTTTTCCTTGCCCTTCAGCTCCTCAGCAGTCCGGGTCGCACCGACGACCTTCATCCGGGCGATCAGCAGGTCCTGATAGGCGTCGATCTCCTTATCGGTCATGCCGATAAGCTCTTCGGTCGAGCGGATCACTGCCTGATCGATCCTGAGCTGGTCCTTACCCGCAGCGGCCCTCAGCTTGTTCAGCTCAACGAGCGCGTCGGCCTGCTGCCGGTCAGCCTTGACCTGCTGCTGAGCCTGCCGGTTCTTCAGCGCTTCGAGCTTCTGGTTGGCCTGATATGCGTCGTAGGCGGCGTCAGCGATCAGGTAGATTTCGGCCGCAATGAGTCCATACAGGCCGCCATACGCAGCACCTCGGCCAAGCACGGTGAGCATCCCGCTCAGCCCGCCGCCGGCAGCAGCGGAAGCCGCCTTCAGCGCGACGAGCCCCTTCTCCACTGAACCGAGCGTGCCATACAGCCCTTTCGCGGCCTTGCTGATGCTGATGAAGCTGGCTGCCAGGCTACCGGCAACCTTGATGCCCAGCATGGCGCCGAGCAGCATGACGACCGCATCGATGTTGTCGACCAGCACGATGCCCAGCTCGATCAGCTCGCCCAGGTAGTGCCCGAGCTTCTTGAAGCCCTCCTGGACTGCTGGATCATTCAAGGCTTCGGTCAGATGCTCGACACCCTCGCTCAGTTCATCGAGGAAACCGGACTTCGCGATGGCCAGCTGAGTCTCGAACACGGCGTTCTGCAGGCGAGCGATCTTCGCCGACGCCGAGACCACGGCATCCGCCAGTGCCGGCGCAACGCGCTTGCCCATCTCCTGCGAGAACTCGTAGAGCTTGTCGCTGGTGAGCTGCCCCTGCTCCATCATCTCGGCGAGTTCGGCGGTACCGATGCCCAGCGCCTTGGCCATGATCTGCACGGCACCCGGGAAGCGGTCGCCGAGCTGACCCTTGAGTTCTTCGGCCTGGATCGTCCCCTTGGACATGATGTCGGTCATGGCCTTGAACGAACCGGCGACCTCGTCATCGGTCAGGCGCAGGACACGGGCCGCCTCAGCCATGGAGCGGAAGATGGCCTCGGTTTTCTCCCCTTCGAGATTGGTACCGAGGGAGGCAGCGGCCAGCTTGGAATACTGCAGTGACAGCGTCCGGAACGACAGGCCGAGCTCATCGGCCGTCTTCTCGGTGAACGCCAGAGCGCGCTGGACCTTCTGCTGGTCACCTTCGAAGGCAACGGACAGGCGCGACTGGACCGCATCCATCTCCAGCTGAGCCTGAACGACCCCGCCAAGCGCATCGCGGACGCCGTACAAACCGCCAGCCGCAGCGGCCATCGACAACAGCTGCCCACGCAAGCGCTGCGTCAGGGACAGCGTCGTGCGGCCTCCGGAATTCACCTCAGCCAGGGCGCCGACGAGCTTCTTCAGACCGGATGCGGAGCCGTCAGCTGCAGGCTTGATCGAGCTGATACCGCCAGCGGCCTTGCGAGAGCCGGATGCCGCCCGGTCTGCCCCACCGGAGTAGCCGATCAGGGTTGCCCGTCCGCGAGTCAGCGCAGCACTGTTCGCGGCGATGCTCGTCTTCAGGCGCGCCTGAGCATCGGCCAGCGTGCTGTGCTGCAGACCAGCCTGGCGCAGCCCGGTACTCAGTTCATCGGCAGCGGCGCTCTCCTGCAGGAATGCGTCCTTCGCAGCCCGTGCACGCCCTTGGGCTCGGCCGAACGCTGCAGCCAGTTGCTCGGACGGTTGTGTTGCCGAGCGAATGGCACCCGCCAGCCGCTTCACCTCAGCCTGTGCGGAGGCCCACTCCTGCCGGGCGCTGCTAACCGCGGCGTCCTGCTTCTCTACCGCCCGGAGCAAGCCGTCCAGCTGCTTGCCGGAGCGGGAGACCTGATCTACCGCGTTCCCGAGTTCACGCAGGCTCACCTCGCCGCGAGACGCCTCGTTGGCAGCCGCGCGGATGGTGGTCATGGCTTCACGAAGGCCAAGGTTCGACTCGCGCAGTGCCGCCGGATCGATCATGGGTCGGGATTGGTTGCCCGCACCCTTGCTGGCCGCCTGCAGCTCCTGCATGCGGGCCTTCAGAATGGTCAGCTGAGTGGCAACCTGCTGCGAGGACTGCCCAAGCACACCCTGCGCCGCGGCGGTCTGCTGGAAGGTCTGCTCTGCCCGGCTCATCACTTGGGTCAGCTCGGCGTACTCGGACTGAGCCTGCACCATCTCGTCGGATTGCCGAGCAATGGCGGACTCAGTCTTCGTGATCTCCGACGCCAGCTTTTTCTCGGCGCTCTCCAGCTCGCTCAGCGATTGGGCTGCCGTGGAGTGCGCCGTGCGATTGATCTGGAGCTGAGCACTCTGGGCCGCATACGCCTTGGTCAGCTGGGCTTCGGCCAGCGCGGCTTCTCGGGCCGCCTTCTTCGTCTGCTGTACGCGCAACGATGCGTCGACCAGTTTGGTTTCCCGAATGGCGGTCGGTTTCTCGGCGTACTTTGCACGAGCCTTGGCCAGGGCCGCTTCGGCTGCCGCGGCTTCTCGCGCCGCCTTGCGCTGGGCCGCGGCGTATTCGTTCAGCCGCGCCTTGGTCTCGGACGCCGCCTTGGCCTCCTTGGCGAGGGCAGCAGCTGACTGCTCAACTTCAGCCTGCAGCTTCTGGCCGGCAGTGGCGACCATCTGCTGCGAGCGGGTCAGATCGGTATAGTTCTCGCGCGACTTGGCCAGCTCGGTTGCCTGACGCACGAACGCATCGCCGGCCCGGGCCGCCGCCTCCTGCAGCCGGTCGAGTGCTTGAACACTTCCGCCGACGGCTTTCAGCTTGTCGAATTCGTCCGCCAGCTGACCGAGCAAGCCGTCGGTCTTCTTGGCGCTGGTCCCGAGCGTGTTCTGGCGCTCCTCCAGCTCGGCCATGGACTTGGCAACGGCATCGACGGTGCTGGTCGCCTCGTTCTTCGCCCGGATGATCAGCTCAACATCACGCTTCGCCATGGGTCAGCTCTTTGATCTTGTCGTTAAAAGTCCGGACGGCATTCGAATCGAGCAACGCCGCCACCGCCATGTACATGCCGCTCATCGCACAGGCCGCCTGCTTGTCCTGGCGCTGGTGAACCAGCCTCACCTCGTCCTGCAGCATGCCCAGCGGGTATCGCCAGGCGTTCGTGTGCCCATTGGCCAGCAACAGGCTCACTCCTGGTCGAAAAGACCAGAGCCAGCTTCGGGCGTCGGGAGGTATTGGGAGCTTTTCAGCAGCGCTTGCGTCAGGGCTTTCACCTGCGCGATCACCAGCGCCAGCATCTTTTTTACGTCGTCCTCGGAGCGGAACGTCAGCCGGCCGATCACCTGCAGCGCCTCAGCCTGAGTCAGCGGCGGTAGCTGCCGAGCCATGGCCAGGCCCTCCGGAGAATCTTCGTCCGCACCCTTGGCGATGACGCGCGCCGCAAGGATCGGGGCCTGGTACAGCAACTTGGCGCAGAACTGGTCCAGCGGCGGCAGGTCATCCCCTTCGCTCGATGCCCAGGTGCGGAATTGGTCGAACACCGATCCGAACTCGGCGGTGTGTTCGTGATGCAGATTCACGAAGTCCTCAAGCGAAAGCCCCCGAACGGCAAAGCTGCCGCCGGGGGTCTCAACTTGGGCCGTCGGGATTTTCAGGTCCAGAAGTCCCATGGGTGCTGCTCCTTACGGGGCCGGAACGTAAGGGCGGCCGTCGCAGTAGATAGCCTCCAGGGAACCCTTCTTGAGGATTTCCAGGGTGAAAGGCAGCTGCTGCCACTCATCGCTCTTCAGCGCGAAGTCACCGTTGGGGGTGATCTTCACCCACGGCATGAAGTAGTCGATGTTCTTGCCGGTCGGGTTCTTGGCGATGAATCGCAGCGAGCCTTCGACGGTGGTGGCCTTACTGATCACGCGCTCGCGAGAGCTGGCATCCACGTCGTAGGTACCGGCGAGGGTCGAGCCATTGGCCAGCTTGGTGCTGCCTTCCAGGATGGTGATGCGCGCCAGCACCGGATCGAGCACGTAGTCGACGCCAGCTTCGGCGGTCTCACCCGTCCCGGTAAGCGCGACGTTGCTCACCTGGCGGACACCGGACGGGTTGGCATCGCTGGTGCCGAGCTGGTAGGTCATACCCTGCTCAATGTCCTCGAACGAGAACGCCTGTGCGGTCGCAGCGACGGTCGTCTGGATCATCGACTCGCCGAGGAAGAAGATCGCCATGTTCTCGGGGGAGATGTGGTCAGTGGTCAGGTTGCCGGCGTAGTCCAGCTGCAGCAGAACCGACTCGTCCTTCTTGCGAACGCCTTCGTCACTGGAATAGTGGTCCAGGTTCTCCTGCTCGGCGGTGATGCCGTACTCCGGCGTGTTGCCGAAGTAGCGCTCGCCGCGAGGCACTTGAGTGCCGGTCTTGAATTGGCCGAAGTGAATCTCGCCCCGGCCAAGCGTGTAGTTCTGCTTCATGTGTGTCTACCTCGACGTTGAACATGCAACTGTTGGTTGAAACCCCGTTCAAACGTAGGGGTCTGCTAGATTCTCCACCAGCACCGGGGTGAGCCTCAACCAGAAATAGGCTTTGCCGGAAATATCGTCCGCTGGGCGCACCACGCCAGGGCTTATCCGAAGCTCATCGACCCGGCCTTCCATGCCTAAGATGTTGTATTGGCGCTGCTTCACACGTTCCTCAACGAGCCGCTTCTTCACCTCGGCCATCAGCCGGTGAGCTGGGTCGGTGGGGTTGTCGAGGTCATCATCCTCTACGAAGCCCTGCACCAGCAGCTCCCACGGACCGGTGGAATCAACACCAGCTGGTGGTGATGAAAGTTGCGGCTGTTCCTCAATCGCTTCGAGGATGCTGATCAACGGCAGAGGGTCGCTGTCGCCGAAAACGCCTCGCCCCCGAAAGACCTTGCCGCTCAGGTCGAACTCGTAGCCGTTGGCGGGCGTGATCTCCTCTAGCGCGGCGGTCAGGGCCTTGAGGACGCGCAGGCGGAAGGGATCGGGCATGGTCATAGCTCCATCAGTCGAAGGAATTCACGTTCGAGGAAGTCAGCAGCATCGGGGGCCGCATACTCGTCGGCGACGGAGCGGAACACCTGGTCGACGCTCGGCCCGTAGAGGATGTAGAGGCCCTTACCCGCGCTCGCCAGCTTCCGCTTGTTGCGCAGGGACTGCCCCTGCTTCAGCCGGATTGCCAACCCCAGGTTCCCGCCGCGCAATTGCATCAGGAAGGCGCCACCCATGAAGCGCGTCTGCCCGGGGCTGACGGTCACCGATACGCCACCTTTCCGGCGGGCTGCGGACACATCCTTGTTCTTGGCAAACCGCGCCAACGAGGTCGGTCGATCCCGGCCGGTGATGACTGCCTGCAGGTTGCGCCCGCTCGCCTTCTTACTCACCGTCAGGCGGCTGCTCAGGTACCGCGCGGGGAAGGCGATCTGCTTGCGCATCTCCTTGTCGCTTCGGGTACGGGCACGCTCGGTGGTGCGGTTGATCGCCTGACGGGCACGCAGCAGGATGTTCTCGTCCAGGTTCTGGATGTCACTGAGGCTGGAAAGCCCCTCGACCGCCACGACGTAGCTGTCCATCACAAGCCTTCCGGTGGTGGTACCAGGCCCATGTACTGAGCATCCGGGTCCCATCCAAAGCTGATCGCCTGGTTGCGGCTGAGCTTGCTGACCTCAGCCGTGACGGTGATGTCATCCGGCGGCAGGTCGTTTTCGATCAGATAGGCCCCCAGGTCCTGCGTCACCACGATCCCGCGGTGGCGCGGCTGCACCTGGCTGCCCAAGAAAATGATGCGCGGGGTGATCTCCTGCCGTTCAGAGAAACCGCCGCGCAGCAGCTCCCCCACTTCGTTGAACGACAGATGCAGGCGCACAGTGACGCCCACGGGTGCAGCAGAACTGTCCGCGAGATAAAGCGCAGGCTCGGACATCCGATCATGCAGCTGCCGGCGAGCCCGGCGCTTCAGCTCGCGGATGTTCATCAGATCATCGACTCGTCTTCAGCCGCGGCTTCCTCGGCCTCGATGGCTTCGCGCAGCTGGGGAACGGTCATGTCCTGGTGACCTTCGATCTCCAGCTCGGCAGCGATAGCCAGCAGCTCAGGCTTGAGCATCTTGCTCAGGTCGCGCGCCGGAGCGGTGGTGTCGGTGGTGTCCGTGGTGTCCGTGGTGTCCGTGGTGTCCGTGGTGTCCGTGGTGTCCGTGGTGTCGGTGGTGTCGGTGGTGTCGGTGGTGTCGGTGGTAGCCGGTGCAATCTGCTCTACCGCCGGAGCTGCGAGCTTGGCGGCACCAATGCTCAGCAGGAAAACAGCCTCTTCGTCAGTGCCGCCGAATTGCTTACCCGGAGCAACGGTTTCGCGCTGACCCTTCGCGTCATTGCGCACGATCTCGTGAATGGCAATCAACTTTTTCATGGAGTATTCACCTGGTAGTTGAAACAAAAGGCGGCACAAGGCCGCCTTCTGCAGGGTTGTCGTTACGCCAACACCGTCGCGAACAAGGTGTTGTTCGGGTTCACCGGCACCTCGATCGGCGAAGACTGGCTCATCACGTAGGTGACAGCCGGGTCATCGTTGGTCCACTGCTTCGGGAACACCGGCAGCGCATTGAAGTTGGCCTTGTCGTCCAGAATCGCGCCGTAGGCTTCGACCATGTTGATGTTCGGCCCGGTCAGCAGCACACCCTTTGCCGGCATGAACTCCTTGGTGCCACCCTGCGGCAGCTCGTAGAAGTCGCTGGTGGTCCAGATTTCAAGGTTGCCCAGGCGGCCCAGACGCTCGCTGTACTCACCGGTACGGATGCCGATGTTCAGCTCGCCGTTGGTACCACGAATCTGGGTGTCCAGGTGCTCACGCACGCTCTTGTTTTTCAGGAACGGGCCGACGACATCCTTGCCGAGGGTTACACGGTTGACCGGGCCGCCGAACTCAGCGCGGCGCACGCGCTCGATCCAGGTGTTCAGGTCACCGACGATATCGGCGTCGACGTTGTCCCAGGTGGCAACGCCAGTCAGCACGACGGTGTGGTCGGCATTGCGGCCGAAGTCGACGACGGTAGTCGGATAGTTCTCGCCGGCCAGGGTCACCTTGCCGTGGATCGCAGCCTCGGCGCACATCCACTCCAGACGACGCTCGATGGCGCTGCGGTGGGTGCGCAGAATGTCCCCGATGATCGCCATGAAGCGGCCACGCGGGGTCATGCTGTTCGGGCTGAACATGCCTTCACCAGGACGACGCTTGATAGCGCGACCGGGGCTGACCGGGTCCTTCGGCTTGAGGTACGCCGGCTTAACGCGGGACATGCGCGAGGCTTCGCTGTACATCGGCACGCCCTGGGCGGTCGGGACCACCAGGGGCGCGAGCTTGCGGCCTTCAACCAGCTTCTCGAAGTCGATGAACTCGTCTTCAGAGTTGATGACCGAAGACACCAGCAGGTTGCGGAAGTAGTTGCTCGGCGCCGGGACTTCCCGGTAGAAGCCCAGCAGCGTATTGGTGTCCAGAGGACTGATTTCGATAGGTGCAGGCATAGTCCCTCTCGCTCCTTATGCGTAGAAAGGCTTCTTGACGTAAATCTGGCAAGCCGCCAGATCGAACGCCGCGAGCTTCGAGCCTTCGGTGGCGAAGGATTCCGGCCACTTCAGTGCGTTGATGTTGAACGAACCGGCCTTGTAAACCGGGACGCTGGTGGTGGCCGGGCTACCGGCCGGAACCGGAGCGACGGTGATCGCGTTCGGCTTCACGTCGTCCGCTGGATCAGCCGAGCCGGTTACGGCCAGAGTGACCGCGCGAGTGGCCGCGTCGACGAAGATCGGAGTCCACGCCGGGATACCAGCGGTGGCCAGGGTCGCACCGGGCAGCGCGAAATCGGTCACTGGAGCCGGAGTGTCGCCCGCGAAGAGCTCGACCGCGCCGGCAACGGAGTCATTCTGGAAGCTGGCGATGCCGGCTTTGGTGTAGTCAGGCTGGTGCATGGTTATTTGCCCTCAATGCCATTGGCCGCGCGGAATTCCTGCATCAGGGTCTGCTGACTGGCCTGTTCGTCGTTACCGCCGCCATCGGCGCCGAGTTCGGGGTTGTTCTGACCCATTGCCTGCTCAAATGCGCTGGCCTTGCCGCCGGCATCCCCTTCGGCCTTGTCGTCCTCAGCGGGCGATGCAGCCAGAATGCCCTTCGCGGAATCAACCGACAGTTCGGTATTCAACGAAAGGTGGTTTGCCAGGGCACGACGAGTCTTGGCTTCGTCGCAGCCCATGATCCCTTGAATGCGTTCGCGCTCGGCCGTGGCACCTTCTTTCCGGCCCTCGGCGCGAGCCGCATCCAGATCAGCCTGTGCGGGTGCAGCGGCTTGTTCCGGTGTGCTCATTGTTTCTTCTCCTGCGGTTGGTGACAGTCCGCCAGAGAAGGCGGCCAGCGCTTCATCGAAGGCTCGGATTTCGTGCGCGAATCCCAGGCTTACCGCTTCCTCGGCACTGTAGGTCAGCGCTTTGGTGTCACGGACAACCTGCTCATCGAGCGCGAGATTCCGCGCCACTGTCGATACGAAAATATTGTAGAGGCCGTCGATCCGGGCCTGCATCCGGTTTTTGGCCACATCGGACAAGGGCTCGTGTGGATTGCCATCGACCTTGTGCTCACCGGCATGGATGAAGGTGATCTTGATCCCGATCTTTTCGTTCCAGCCGGACACATCCATGTGCGCAGTGACCACGCCGACGCTACCGACGCCGCCGGTACGGGTGATCGTGATCTTGTCAGCGACTGACGCCCAAGCGTATGCGGCCGAGTACGCATGCTCATTGACGAAGGCATGGATGGGTTTCTCGCCGCGCATCGCAAAGACACGGTCGACCGCGTCGAAGCAGCCGGCCACCTCGCCGCCGCCGGAGCTCAGAATCATGGCGATGCGCTGAACGCTTCCGTCGGCCATGCCGCGCTCGAACGCCTTCTGGATGTAGACGTAGCCGGTTGCCCAGTCATAAAGCTGGTAGCCGAAGTCATGCAGCAGCATGCCCTTGATCGGGATCAGCAGCGTACCGTCCTGGACGATGTACGGGCGGTAGCGTGCCATCCAACTGTCGGCAGCCGGCCAGAAGTCGTCATAGGCCAGGGCGACAGGTTCGCTGGAGGCGCGAGCCTCGATCGTCTTCAGCTCAGCGGATACCGAGGCGAGGCAATTGCTCATCCAGTCGGCCTTGCAGTCGCTCACCATTACCGGAGCGTTCGCGAAGCGCGAGGCCAGCAGGTTACTCATCGGTCTTTTCCTCTTTGTCTTCGCTGCGTGGTCCGTCGCCCGTGCTGCTCGGCGTGCCGCTGGCAGCGTTCATCTGATTCTTGCTGGACTTGTCCGCGCCGAATTCCAGCTCGTGCTTCTCGGCGGCTTTCTTCTCGCGAGCCAGCTGGTTGAACACGACGCGCCAATCTTTGCCGAGCTTGGCCAGCTCGTCCTCACGGGTGGATAGGCCATTGTTCACGCGCAGGACCGCAGCCTGGGTTTCCTTCAGCTCATCGATCTGGCCGGTGCTGGCGCCGATCCACTCGCAGGAGCTGTATGCCTCCTGATTCAGACCTTCGTACCAGTTCGGCGCGTTGCGCGGCAGCGCGGTTATCTCGCCGGAGTTGATCGCCTCCTCCAGCCACAAGCGGTAGAAGGTGCTGGCGAAGCGGTCGGCGACCTGGCGCTTCTGCACTCGCATGCGCTTGCCGGTCTCGGCCAGGTCGGCGCGCAGGCTCGAATAGTTGGCCGCGCTGTAGTCTTTCGAAAGCTGCGAATAGCTGACGCCCAGGGCCGCGGCGATGTAGCGCAGCATCGACGCTTCGAAGTCGGAGCCGACGCCACCGGGCGTGCCGGCGTTCTGCAGCTTCATCTTGGTGCCCGGGTAGAACACCGGCACCTTCACTCCGTCCAGGCGGATGTTGCGCGACCCACCGACGTACTTGGCCACCTCGCCGAGATAGGTGTTTGCGAACCCGGTCAGCGCTTGCGGGTCGCCGCCGCCGGCCTGTGCCAGCGCCACATCACTCGGCAGATCAGATTCGATGCTGGCCGCGTAGGAGGCATTCAGCACCGCCGACTGCAGCACGACATCGCGAAACTTCTTGGTCATCCGCATCTCTTTCAGCGCGGAGACCATGCTGGCGACGCCGCGGCTCTGATCCGGGCGCCACTGATCGACGATGTGAATCATTTGCGGGCGGTCCCAGCCGGGATTGCCGGTGACCTGACCACGAGTGGCCGGAACGAACTTCCAGCTGTAGCCGTCCGGGTTCATCCAATCGCTCGGATGTGCCTGGCGAATCCAGTAGCCGATGGGTGCACCGAACTTGTCCCGCTGCACGCCGCCGCGCAGGGTTGGGCTGTCCATCTCGCCTTGAGGGTTGCTCAGCCGATCGAGGTCCAGCATCTGCAGCGCAGTGCGGTACGGCCGGTAGCCGTTACGCATCCATTCAACCGACGCCAGGACCTCACCGGCCATCGCGTGTATGCCGACGGCCAGGCGGACCATCCCGGTGAGCGTCAGCTTGCGGGCCGCGTCCGGGAAATTGCGGATCGACTCGGCGTACAGGGTGAACTTGGCCTCGACCTCCTCCTGGAACTCCTCAGCCCAGACCTCATCCAGCCCCAGCACCTTGTGGTTCGGCTTGCTGTTGAGCAGGAACATCTCGCCGACGATGGAATCCTTCTGGATCGTCGCGCCGTTCTGGACATAGGAGTCGTTGCGCAGGGTGTCGCGCACACGCGAGTCCATCACCAGCTTGTCGGGGAGGATGTCCATGTCAGCGGACTGCAGCGGGGAGGACCACAACGACAGCTCGCGCGAATGGTGGCTGGACGCATCGTAGGCGCCCCGCGCAGCCATCTCCTTGACCGGCAGCTCACCGATCAGGGGGTCGAGATAATCCAAGGCGGAAAGGTCCATCAGAACCAGACCCTCCCTGGGCCGATGGAGCCAGCCGGGATGAGCCCCAGCTGAGACTTCAGAGAGTGGATGTAGCCGAGCAGCCTTGAGGCATTGGCCGGGGTGTAGCGGATCAGCTCGCCATTCTGGTCGCGGAATTCGGCGACGGATTGGCCGGTCATCAGGCTGTGATATGCCTGCTCGGCTTCTTCCAACTGACGTTGCAGGTCTACAGCCATGCGGCCCCCGACGGCGAATACGGTTCTGTTCGGCCGAATCGTATCAACCATCTGTAGCATATAAAACCGAAAGTTGATTCGTTACGCGAGCAGAGCCGCCAACTCTTCGAGAGTTTGCCCTTTCGGTTCAGCGATCGCACCAGCCTTGCGCTCCTCGGGGAAGAAGACCAGGTCGTTGTCGCCCCACTCTGCAGCCCATCCTGGCGGGTTGTTCCAGTCCAGGTGCTCGATCTTGATCGGGCGATAGAGCGACAGGGCGATGGCGTACACCAGCAAGTCCCACGCTTCGTTTCGCGGCGACTTCTTCACCCAGCCGTCGGCATTGCGCACCTCGGCCACCATCTCGGCGAACCACCAGTCAGGGAGCCAGTCGGGCATATTGATCCGCCCGCCGCCAGCACTCGTTCGGTCGAGCATGACGTTGAGCTGGTCCTTGAGGGCCAGCGTGTTGATCATCAGCACCGGAATCTCGCCGCGCGCGCCAGCGCTGCGATCCTTACGCTCGGAATCCGGATAGCTGATCTGCACCCGCGGTGCGGTCTTGTTGGAGCCACCCTTGAGCAACCTGAAGCGGTTGTGCAGCCCAGCCGGGAATTCGCTGCCGTCGGAGTCGCGCAGCATCCGCCAGAACAGGTAGGCGTTCTTGGTCGTCGAGCTGTCGTTCTTCTTGTCGCCCTTACCAGCCGAGTCGCAGCCCACGACCTTGATCGACATGTGCCGGCCGGAGTCGTCAGCCAGGGGGTAGGTCTTGAGGATCACCTGGTCGATCAGCAGCTTCCAGTCCTCGACATAGGACGCAGGCTTCACCCACTCCCGCTCACCGTCCTCATCCTTGCGATCGGACTTCTTGATGGCGAAGCGGTCGATGACCGTGATGTCGCCACCTTCGCTGAAGCCCATCACCTGAACCTCGAAGCGGCCACCCTGCACGTCGACCGACGCCACCAGGAAGCGCACCCCCTCCGGCACAACCTTCTCGCCGAGGTCGCGCGCCATGGCCTTCACGTCTTCCCAAAGGCGCCCCTCGTCCAAACCCTTCGGCCGGAACGGTAGCCCCTGGTCGGTGTTAACCGTGGTCTTCAGCGCCTCCTGGCTGCCGGTGCGCTCATACTCCTCGTCCGCCTTCAGGTATTTCAGCGCCAGATCGCGCCAGGTGGTGAACGCCGCTGCCGGCCCCTTCATCCAGAAGCTGGCGATATCGGAGCGGAAGGGTAAACCTTCGACCCGATTCTCCCTCGGTATCCATATCTCGCCGTCGCGAACCCACCGGGCATTACCCTCGGTGATCTGGTTCAACTCGTTCTTGCCGGGCACGCCATCCTTGCCGTCATGCCAGATGATGCCGGCGCAGTGTGGGCACACCATTACGGTCGCCTCGGCGGCCTCGACGTGATCCTTCGAATCAGGAATGTGCAGCAGCTTGAAATCGGGCTCGAACGGATTCCGGCAGTGGGGACACTTCCAGTACCAGCGTCGACGGTCACCGCGGTTGTACAGCGCGAGGATACCCTTCGTCGGCGGCGCCTCGTGCGGGGTCTTCGGTACCCACTTGGGGTCCTCGATCTCGTAGCCCGGGCTCGACTCGGCAACGGTCATCGCGTTGCGGCGGAATGTCTGGCCGCGCTTGGCGGTCAGGTCGTAGGCGTTACCTTCCCCGTCGATGGATTCGTCGATGCGGTCATAGTCTGAAATCCAGTTGCGGCCCACGGTCTTACCCGAGAGCTCGCTGATGGTCGGCCACTTGACCAGAAGGTGCATGCCTGACAGGAAGCGGATCGAGTGGGTGGACTGGTTCTGCCGGCCGGGCGCAACGGTCTTGCCCAACTCCTTCGAATGGCGGAAGGCCCGGCGCAGGTCCTTCTGACTCCAGTCGCGAGCGACGTTCTGCGTCATCAGGACGTGCATCATGTCCGCGGGATCGAAGATCGCCGTATGGCACAACCAGTTGAAGAACATGTCGGACTTACCCGTCCGGGCCGGGCCGGCGAATATCATGCCGAGGTATTCCAGGCTGGTCAGCACCTCCATGGGCTCGACCAGATAAGGGGCGATACTGTTGTCCCAGAAGCCGACGTAGCTGCCAGGGTTGTTGAGGTAGCGTGACCGCTCGGCCGCCTGGGCGACCGTCAGGCGTTCCGGCGGCCGGATGCCACCGGCAGACGCTGCGATCATCTCCTCAAGGTATTCGAAACTCACTCAGAAGCCCCCTCGCCGCTGTCGGGGCTGGCCCCTTCCTCGGAGATGGTTGACGGGGTCTTGCTGTACTTCGGCGCCTCGACCATCAGCTGATACACGTTCTCCAGCAAACGATCCGTGAGCTGGGTGATCAGCAGACGCTGTTCAGGCGTCAACCCCTCGATCCGCTCGACCTCCTCCACCCAGAGGTTGGCCGTCGTCTTGAACGAGATGGCAAGGTCACCGAACACCTTCAGCACATCCTCGCTGCGCCAGAGATCGCGGGCGTTTTCCTCCCACTTCTGCCGCTTGATCATCGCCGACCAGTAGGCATCGTTGAGCATCGGCGGCAGGTCGTTCGGGCGTAGCGTCTTGATGTAGGCGACGAGATCGACTTTAGGCTTCACCAGATACGCGGCTGCGTCGGGAATGCGGTACAGCGGCCCGTTGTTGCGGCGGCCGACCACCTCGCAGCCGGCGGTCGCCAACTTCTTCGCAATGGTGTTCTTGTCGTGCCCGAAGACCTGGGCCAACCAGCTGGCGCTCACGCCGCCGTAGACATCCGCCAGGGCGGTGCTGACGGGCTCCAACGGCTCCTCATGTGCAGACGGCACAGAGCCGATCAGGTCGTCGTCATCGATCTCGACCGGAGGCTTGGCCTTTGGTGGTCTGCCGCGTCTCTTGGGGGCCGTTTTAGGGGCCATAACACTGCTCGCATGGGGCTCGTAAAGGCGCCATCGTACCAATCGCGCGAGTGACTATTCAACTATTGGTTGAATCTCAGATCACGACACGGGCGCGGACCCAGCCGTAGAGGAACGTCCGCTGGTCAGAGTCGTGCTCGGTGAGTTCGAGGTACCGGTTGCCCTGGGTACAGTTGAGGGCACGAAGCATGACCCCCTCGCCTTCCCGGCCACGCTTCGCGAGGAAGCGATCGAGCGCGTTGAGGCTGATATCGCCAATGCGGCCATCCACGAACAGGTCGTCATAACCGCTGCCCGGTAGATTGAAGCCATTCAACCAGCGCTGCAGGAACTCAGCGGCTCGGTGCGGCCCCATGTTCACTCCGGTGTCGACCAGTTCCTCGCCGATGAGCGTAGATCGCAGCAGCACCTTGTCGAACCAGGGTTGCACCACGAAGCGGTTGCGGTAGATGTGCTCGGCCAAGGCTCGCGGCATGTCGCGCATGTCGCCCTGGTAGCCGTTGGCACGGGCGACGGCACGGGTGATCCCGTACATCGTCTCGCCGCCGCGGTCGGCCTTGTGATTCGAATACCGGCCCTCTGCGTCGATGACCGCTGCGATGATGTTATCGATTTGCTTGCTCATGGCGCCACTCACGGTTGAATACTCAACCAACCGTACTTGTGGCCGCGGAACCTGTCGACGCGATATTCGACTCAGTGCTTGTCGGTGACCAGCTTCCAGCGATCCTCGCCCGTATAGTAGTGCGTGCCCGATTCCTTCACGTCGACGACCAGGTAGCCGCCACGATGCGCCCCGTGCGTCCCGATGAGATCGTGAGGCATGTGAATGAAGCGCACGTCGAAGGGACCTTTCGGGATTGCACCGATCACGGCACAACGCTCGAACTCGTTGGGGATGTAGAAGCGTATCAAGTTATCTGAGACCCTTTGCGCGGTCGCGACGTGATAGTAGGTCTGGGTCCCCTCGCGGATGCTGTGAAAGCTGACGAACTCAGCCAGGGGATCACCCTCGGCCGGGAATGCGCAGCTACCACCGTTGAGCTGAACCAACCCCATGAACACGTTAACCGCACCTGCCATCTGGGCACTGTGCTGCTTACGCTCTTTCACTTCCATGTTGGGAGTGATGCCCAGCGCCAACCACGATTCGTCAACACCGAGAACCTTGGCGAGCTTACCCATCATGCTGGGGCGCGGGCGCGAGCCTGCGAACCACTTGCGCACGGCCTCGGCGCTCACACCCATCTCATCCTTGAGCCATGTCTGGCGGCCTTTGCCGAATGTCGGAACGCGACTGTTGCCGTCGCATGCCACCTTCAGCCGGTTAGCGAATCCTAAATCGGCCATGATTTGCCCCCTCCTTCTGGTTTATCGACAGCGTTTCGGTCACACGCGCAGTAGCACTCAGTGACCGAAACCGCTATTCAACTATCTGTTGACTTGATGTTGAACTATCCAACAACGGTGTCAATTGTTTTTTGCGTAAATTGCCAAATAATCAACAGAAAGTGGTTATGACCAACCAGTCACGAAGCCTCTCGGTATTTCGTTGCCTCGACGAGAGCATCCTGAAGCGCATCTTTCTCAGGCAGAACGGCCATTACCCGCTCATCGACAGTCCCCTCGGCGACAATATGGTGAATAACAACCGTTTCCTTCTGACCGGGACGGTGGAGGCGCTTATTCAACTGCTGGTAGTATTCGAGGCTCCAGCAGAGCCCGTACCAGACGGTGATGCAGCCCCCGTATTGCAGGTTCAAACCGTGGCCGGCGGACTGCGGGTGCGCCAGCAGGATGGAAATTTCGCCGTTGTTCCAGCGCTTCTGCAGGTTCGGCGCCTCGCCGACGACCTCAGCCTTCGGGTAGCGCTTGCGCAGCTTCTCCAGGTCGAACTGGTAGCTGTAGGCGACCAGAACCGGCGCCCCGTTGGCCTCCTCGATCACGCTGTCCAGGGCATCGAGCTTCAGTGAGTGGATTTCGATGACGTTGCCGTCCTCGTCGTACACCGAGCCATTGGCCAGCTGCAGCAACTTGCCGGTCAGCACACCCTCGTTCACCGCCTCGATGTCATGCTCTTCGAGCAGCATGGTCTTCTCGAACTTGCGGTACTGAGCCATCACCTTCGGCGGCAGCTTCACACGGATCGTGTTGTGGATGACCGGCGGCATGTCGACGTAGTCCTCGGTCTTCATGCTCAGGGTGATGTCCTGAATGCGCTCGACGATCTGTTCAAACGCACCTGGCCGCGGTGTATAGCGGTAGCCCATGTAGTCGCTATCGAACCAGCGAGTGCGGTACTGGTTGAAGCTGCCATACAGGCGCTCGCCCTGATCCAGCAGATAGAACTGGCTCCAGATATCCAACAGGCCGTTGGGCGACATGGTTCCGGTGAGCCCGATGACACGCAGGATGCGCTTGCGCACGCTGCACAGCGCCCCGAACCGGGTCGGATTACCCTTCACCTTCTTGACCGCCTTCTTGACCGCGGCGTCGATCTGCTCGTCCGTCAGCCCTTTCGGCAGCTCGCGCATCGCTTCGTCCATGGCTTTCTGGACCGCCACCTTGGTTGGCTTGGTCTTCTTCGACGGATTCTTGAAACGCGAGATTTCGTCGATGCACACCATGTCGTAGGGCCAGTCATCGCCCCAGAACTCAACCAGCCACCCGACGTTCTCGGTGTTGATGATGCTGACCTCGGGTAGCCGCCGGGCACGCTGCTCGCGCCGGTCAGGTGGTCCAGTCAGCACCTCGTAGTCGAGCACGCTGGTGTGCTCCCACGCATCGATCTCATCGGGCCAGGTCTCCTCGGCCACCAGCAGCGGCGCGATCACCAGGATGTGGGTGACCTGGAAGGTGTCCAGCAGCTCGCGGAACGCTGTCAGCGCCGTGCCGGTTTTCCCCAGCCCCATCGCCATCCCCAGCATGCACGCAGGGTTCTCGACGATCTTCTTCACGCCCACCAGCTGGCTGTGCCGCAGGTCATCGAGCTTACGCATAGGGAACCCCCAGAATACGCAGAGCGGCTGTCGGCACGTCTACGACATGCACCTCGGCGCCGGCCGCACGGAACAGGTCGATCTCACGCTGCTGAGTGGCCCGCGGCTTGCCGTCCGGACGCTTGAATTCAATCAGCACGATGCGCCCCTCTTTCAGGAAGAAGCGGTCCATGCCGTTGCGCCGGCCGATCCAGCGCAGCTTCCGGACGATCCAGCCGGCAGCCTCGGCTCTCTCGCATACCAAGTCCTCAATTGGGCTCTCGATCATTGGTTGAATACTCACTAGATGGTTGAAAACGCAGTCAAATCAGATGGTCCAGCTTTGCGTCCCACTGGTAGGCTGGATGGCCAACGTCGCGCATGATCGAGACGGCCTCGCGCGCATACCAGCTCAGGTCCACGTCAGTGGGGAACTCCTCGGGCAGGTCCATCAGCGGCACGGCGCCGCGAGACCGGGAAACGGTGTTGCTGTTGGTCTTGTAGCGGATGTCGCGGGTCTCGCCGATGCCGTAGTACCAGCGCACCGCCTTACCCAGGTAGCGGGCATCCTTCAGCTGAGCCTGGGTGACATGCTTGTAGGCTTCGTCCCGGTTCATCGAAAGGGTGTAGTCCTCGTTGGTCCAGACGCCAGGCTCCGGCCATTCGTGCCAACCCTCCCGCGCCAGGATGGCCTTCTTCTCGGCGACCTTGGCCTTGGGGTCGAACTCGCAATGGCCATAGACGGCACCACCGTTGACCTGGCGCACCGTGACGAACTTGGTGATGTCCTTGCAAGCAGCCAGCGTTTGCTCGACCGGCACACCCTTGGTCAGTGCATCGACGGCGGCGGCAATGGCGATCTGGTTGGCGGGGTTCTTCTGCAGACCGGGCTCGGCGTAGGCACCCTTGAGCTTGACCTTGCCGTCGGTCTTGACCGCGATGTAGTTGTTCACGTCGCGGCTGTAGAGCGCGCTGTACTGCGTTTCTTCGGTCTCGAACGTGGTACGGCGCTCCCATTCGGCGACGATTGCGTTGAGGTCGTCCAGGCGATCCTTCGGGCACTTGATCACCACGCCGTCGGTGTTGGCGCTGACGACGGGGATACCCGCCTCCTCGATCATCTCGATGAGCATCAGCAACGCCAGCTGGCCGGTGATCGTCACCTGGATCATCAGGTGCGGCGAGTACAGGCACGACCACTTGGAGCCGAACTTACCAAACGACCCGTTGATGGTGATCTTCAGCGACTCGGCAGTGACCTTGTCGCCAGCGCGCTTGGCCTTCAGGCGCCGATCCACGATTGATTTGTAGACCTTGAGAAAAGCAGGTCCCAGGTGTTTTGGGTAAAGCCCCTGCCCCAGGATGATGAAGGGGTAGTAGCTGGCCACGTCGCGGTCGATCAACAGGGTGTCGTCGTCGGCGATGTGGGTGACCGAGCTTTCGCTGGAGTGCAACCCACCGATGCCCATGCGATAGATCGAGCCACCCATCACGACCTTTGCATCAGAGAGCTCATCAGGCATCGCCACGCTGCCGTTGCTCTCGACGACGAACTTCGCGTTGCGCACCATCTCCAGCACTTCGAGCATCACGGGTGTGGTGTAGCTGATGAAATCCGGTACCTGGTAATTGAAGCTGGTGCCGGCCGGGAACTTCGGCCGCTCAGGGCGCACACCGCTCAGCCGCTCCAGCTGACTCTTGATCACCGCCTCGGCGATCTGGGCATCGGACTTGGAGCGCAGGTCCATGCCGTACTCTTCGGACATCCGCTCACGCAGCTCCAGCTGTTTGATCAGCCCAGTGCGCAGGTCTTTGGTGGCGTTCAGGTCGTTGCCGTTGTAGGAGACCAGCTGCGGGCGAAGCTCGGGCGTGATCGAGGCGTCAGGCTCGACCGGCAGGTCTTGCATGCGCTGAGTATGGACCCGGCCGCCGTAGATTTTCAGGCTGGCCTGCCCGGGCGCCACCTCGATCAGGTCGATGTGGTCGATCTTGGGGATGCGGACGCCGAAGGTGCGCTCGAACTCCCAAGGCTTTAGGTTCTGCTGGATGATTGCATCGCTGGCGCGCTTGAGCTGGAGGTTACTCACCCCTGTCAGCGCGTAGTAGACCATCGGGATGTCATAGGTCGCCCCGTTGAACGTGATGATCTGGCAGAGCCTCAGCACCTTCGCCAGCAGTTCGCGATCGAGGCTCACCCCGTCGTATTGCTCGAACACCAGCGTGTTACCCGTCTCGATGTTGCGCACGCCGACTTCGAAATAGTCGCGGTAGCACTCAACGTCCAGGACGACCACTTTCTTTTCTTTCATCGGTTGAATACTCACCCGTTGGTGGAAAAAAAGGGCGCCGAAGCGCCCTTTCTGCGGGGGTTGACTCAGATCATGTCGTCGTCTTCGTCGTCCAGATCGTCGAGGTAGTCGTCGGCATCGACAGGGCCGGCGCCGAACGGCTCACCGTCGCGACGGAAGCGCACCAGCTCGATGGACGCGAACACACCGTTGCCACCCTTGTCCTTGTCGGTAACCGAGTAGACGCTGACCACGGCATCCACATAGCAGCCGCCGTAGATGATGCCGTCCTCCTCGACGGTCGGACTCTTGTCGCGCTTGAGGACCTGCGGCCGGCGCTTTTCCGGCGAGCTGGCCTGGACGTACATCATGTCCTCGTAGCCTGCGTAGACATCACCCTCGGCATTGGTAGCCTTGTTGCCGTCGCGCAGCGGCTTACGGTCCCACTCGATGTTATTGAAGATTTTCTCAGCCTTGTCCGCCCAGGTCTTGGCCTTGACGTGCTCGATGGCAGCGTTGATGGCTTTGATGTTCGCCTTGCCCTCGGCAGTCTCCGGGTCGATCAGGAATGCAGCGCTGAACTTGGGCGCCGAGGTGTCGGTGGACTTCTCGGCCTTGAACAGCTTCGGGAAGGACAGGCGGACGTTTTTCAGTACGGCGATATCGGGACGTGCAGTTGCCATGTTGTGTTTCCTCGGTCAGATCAGATCGTCGAATTCATCGACTTCAGGTTGAATCTCGTCAGCCGCGATCAGGTCGTCATCGTCGTCCAGATCGTCCAGCAGGCTGAGGATTGGGATCAGCGCCTCGCGCTTGTCGCTTTCCGGTACCAGCGCAGGCTTGCCTTCCGGCCGATGGATGAGCTCCTGGGCAGCCTTCCAGTTGCGCGTACCGGCGGCCGACTCCATCTGTGCTGGGCTTTTCAGCCGCTGCGTGTAGATGGCCTTGGCTGGCATCTTGGCCTTCCAGAACTCTTCCGCCTCAGCTTCGTTGACCCAGCTGCGATCACCGAGCGTGGCGACAGCCTTGAACCCAGGCACAGGCAACCCTTTGAGCGCATCGTCCAGCGCCGCGGCATGCAGGTTGTTTACCCAGCTGGTGATCAGCGACTTGTGCTCCAGCACGTAGCTGCGGCGCTCAGGGGTGAGGCTCGCGTGTGCAGTCAATTCAGGTTTCCTCCTGCGGTCGGCGTCCAGGCTCTCCAGGTCGATGCCCAGCAGGTCGAGGACGAATTGATCCAGCGCGTAGCAGGCCGAGTTGCGTGCTGCCCGGCAGAATCGACACCCTTTCGGGCTCGGTTTAAGTGGCGCATCCGGGTCCAGCGTGGCGATTGCCGCAGCAGCGACTTCCTCGGCGAACACAAGAAGCTCGTCGAGCGTGGTGTACCACTCACTGCCTCCACCGGAGACACGCGGTTGGTCGATGCGCAACAGGAAGCGTGTGGCCTTCGTTCGGTGTCTGGCGTAGTTCATCCAGAAACCGAGCGCGTAGATCATCATCTGCTTGTTGCGCTCAGCATCTACGGTCACACCGCGGCCGAATTTCAGGTCGTCGATGGTGATCAGGTCGTCAGAGATGCCGCCGGCATCCAGCGTCCCGAAGCCACCTTCGATCCACGGGTCCATCTCGACCCGGTGTTCAAAGACCCATTCAGCTTTCGCCTCGCGGATGCGGTCGATACCAGGCTGCAGCCAGCGCACCCATTCGTCAGTCACCTCGAAGAACAGGCCATCGGCCTCGATCTTCTCGCCAACCAGAGCGTCGACATCGATTCCTTCATTCAGGCAACGCTCGCGCACGGTGTGTGCTGCGGTACCTTCGCTGGAGAACTCACTACTCTCCTCGGGGAAGCGCTCTTCCATCCGTGGCTTGCCTGGGCAAACCATCCACCCTTCGGCATCCGATGGGCTCAGCCGGTGATGCGCGGCGATGGCAGCTGCGATCGGGGTGCGATCTATTGGTTGGTGTGCAGTCACCTTGCCCTCTCCAAAGGGAGGCCCGAAGGCCCCCTCACCCGCTGGTTCAGATCATGTCTTCTTCGACTTCAGCGCAGACTTCAGCGAAATCGGCGCTGGTCGGATCAATGTCTTCACCGGCCATCTTGCGCTCGACCAGATTCATGGCCAGCGCGCGGTGCTCGGGCAGCAGCTCGCTTGCACGGGCGGCGCCGAAACGCTCCAGCAACGGCTTGACGAACTTGGCGCGCTCGGCGCGGGTTTCCTTGTCCAGGTCCTTCGGCAGGTAGCGTGCGAAGACCTCGACGAGCGCTTCGACCGGCGGATGCTCGGCACCCTTCTTCTCGGTGGTCGACTCGGCACCCTTCTTGGTGTCAGCTTCCTTCTTGGCCTTGGCATCAGCCGCCTTCTTGGCCTTGGCGTCAGCCGCATTCTTTCCCTTCAGAGCCGCCTGCTTCTCGTTGTAGATGGTCTCGGTGATCTTGTAGACGCCGTCGGCTTCGGCCTTCTTGGCAGCGTATTCGGCCTCGGTGGCCACCTTGCCGAAGTAACCGGTGCTGTTGTCAGCCCAGAAGATCGGGCCGGACTCGGCTTTGGACTCAGCGGTCTTACCAGCGTCGGTGACGGCGGCAGCAGACTTACCCACTTCCTGGGCTGCGGCTGTCGTAGCGCCGCTGGCAAAGCGGATCGCTTCGGAAAGACCGTTGATGGCGGCTGCGAACTTGTCGCTGATGTCGAGGGTTACCTGCATGTTCACTTGCTCCTGGATGGTGAGTCGGCTGCTGCGTGTTCGCTTCAGTGACGGCAATTGAACACCATCCATTTTCATCATGTCAACTGTTGGTTGAATATCACCACTTGTCGATCGTTGACACGGCCGTTGTCGATTTCGCCTTGCACCTGTCTCGGAGCGCTACCTAGAATGCCGACAATTCTACAAATTGATGAATGGGCGCACGCGACATGGACCTCGACGACATCAGCCGCTACAAGGAGCTCGGCCCTCTGCAGGACCTGCTACTGAAGGCATGCCCGCCGGATAGCGAGGGTAAGCGGAGCATTCCGGTCCTGGCCAAGCACCTCGGCTTGAGCAACCAGTACGTCTATCGCTGGATCAAGGACGCATCCGTGCCGGCAAAGTACGTCCGCAAACTTGTCGAGATCGCCGACGGCAGGGTCTCTTTCAACGACTTCCACGATTACGTGTTCTGACGATCACGAAAACAACCATTGGTTGAATCTTCATCTCGGCGACCGTATCCTGCCCTAAAACTAGGGCTAACCGAGGTGTACCGTGACGCTCGATCCGAAAACACTGCGCCTACGCGCGCTAATGACGCAGCACGGCGTCAGCATCGGGGACGTGGCCGCCCTCCTCTCGCGCAGCAAGAAGACCGTTCGCATGTGGCGCAGCCGCAACGAGCCGTCGATTCCTGACGCCCAGCTCGAACTCCTCGAACTCAAGCTCAGCCAACGCCTCGTGGAGAAAGTCGCATGAGTGCGCGAAACCGACAGCTCAGCTATGGCCGCACAACCGCGGCAGAGCGCGGGGAGCTGGTGAGCCTTGAGGGCACATTTGACGAGATCGCTGAGCTTTTCCGGGAACCGGTACGGCGCAAGATCAGCACCGAGCAATACCTGACCATGAGCCCGAAGGATCGGGCGCGCAGCAAAAACACCGGCTTGTTCTTTGGCGGCCTGTGCGCCGATGGAAAGCGCAGCGACAGCAGCCTGGTGTCGCGCTCGATCGTCAACCTCGACCTGGACGACCACTGCGATGCGATCTGGGACGAGTTCAACCTGATCGGCACGCTGTCGGCGTTCAGCGGAATCGCCCACCTGGTGCACACCACCCGGTCGCACTCCGAGGCCGCGCCGAAGCTGCGTATTCTGATTCCACTCGCTCGTGACGTGGCTCCGGCCGAATACGAGCCTGTCGCTCGCGCGCTGGCGCAGATGCTTGATGGAAAGATGGAGGCGGTGGCCCGTGAGAGCTACACGCCAGCCCAGGGCATGTACTTCCCGTCCGTCAGCAGCGACCAGCCCTACGAGTTTGCCTTGGTCGACGGCGACTTCTTCGATCCGGACATCGCTCTGGCACAGTACCCGGCCGACGACGCCGAAACGTGGCCGAAGCGCGCAAAGGAAAAGGTCAGCGAGTACGTCGCCGGCCGGTGCATGACTCACCCGGAAGAGAAAAAGGCCCAGGCGCCGATCATTACCGCGGTGCACCGCGCATTCGATCCACACACCTTCATCTCGACGTTCCTGGACGACAAATACACTGCCCACGGCGAGCGCTACGCCTACGTCAATGCGACCGGCGCACCGAGCGTGCGGGTCTACGATGACGCCTTCATCCAGTCGGACCACGGCTCCGATCCAGCGGTCGGCCAGCACAACACCTTCGATCTGGGGCGCATCCATCTCTTCCGCCATCTGGATGAGGACTACGACACCGCAGGGCTATCGCCGGTCGAGTGGCCGTCGTACAAGGCCATGGTCGACTTCATGCTCAAGCAGGAGGCGGTGCGCGAGGCGCTGGCGCAGGTTGAGGCCGAAATCGAGACCGAGCGGAACGCGGGAATGCTGCAGATTCTCGGAGAGCTCGATGACGAGGATGAAGATGAAGACGAGCCGGTTGCCGCCGCAGCCACGGACGATGACTTTGACGACCTGATCGGCGCGCCACCTGTTGAGAAGCAGGAAAAGAAGGCGCCGACAATCGAGGACGTGCTGCGCAAGGTCCGTCGGAGCATCGCGAAGGCGACCAGCCTGGATGATCTGGAGCGGCGCCTGGAGATCATCCGCGCCTTCCCGACCACCGATTTCCGCGACCTGCATCGCGACCTGGTTGCACCGGATGTGCAGGCAAAGTTCGCCGAGCTGGCAGATCAGAAGATCACCAAGGCAACCGCACGCAAGATGCTGGCGCCCACGGTTGAGAACCTGCGCGACCAGATGAGCGATCAGCCGCTGCCGAAGTGGCTGAAGGATTGGGTCTACGTCACCAGCGAGAACAAATTCCTGAATCTGGACACGAAGGAAGTGCTGAGCAAGGAGGGCTTCAACGGCCGCTACAACCGGGAAGCCGGCGATCAGTTCGGCTCGGGCGATATGGGCCTGACGAAGATCACCGCCTTCGATGTCGCCACGCAGATTTTCTCGCTGCCGATGCCCTACTGGACCAAGTTCAACCCGGATCAGCCGGCGCTGTTCAACGAAGACGGCCTGCTGTGCGTCAACACGTACCGGCGCGCTCACGTTGAAACCGGCGGCTACAAGGGTAAGAAAGGCGTCAAGCTGCTCAAGCGGTTGGTGGCCGACCTGCTGCCAAATCCGGTGCACCAGGGCATGCTGCTGGACTTCATTGCCCACTGCGTGCGCCATCCAGGTCGCAAGCTGAAGTATGCGCTGCTGATCAAGGGCTGCGAGGACGAGGGTAAATCGCTGCTGGCCAAGCTGCTGCGCCAGATGCTCGGCCGCCACAACACTGCAATCATCGGCTCGGAACAGCTCACCGAGAAGTTCAATGGCTGGTCCTACGAACGCCTGCTGTGCGTGGTCGAGGAAGTGAAGCTGCCGGGCAAAGAGGGTTACTACGTCCTCAATAAGATCAAGCCGGTGATCACCAACGACGAAACGCCGATCCGCCGCATGCAGAAGGATGTCGTCACCGAGCGCAACTTCTGCAACATGTACCTGACCACCAACTTCGAAGACTGCCTGCCGATGGAGGAGGACAACACACGCTTTCTGGTGCTGTTCACCCGCTTCCTGAACAACCAGGAGGTCATCGAATGGCGTGAGAAGCGTGTCGCCGAGGAAGGCTCCGACTACGTCAGCGAGCTCTGGGATCACATCGCCGAGAGGCCGCACCAGTTCCTGGAGTTCTTCAACGAGTACGAATTCAGCGCCCACTACAAGCCGAACGGGCGTGCGCCCAACACGGAGTTCAAGGCGGTGATGGCCGAGGACGCCAAGTCCGAGGAACGCCAGCTGCTGGAGGAGATGCTGGAGCTGGGTCGCGACCCGTCAATCAGCTATGACACGCTGATCTGGTCCTCCTTCCGCACCGAGCTTGATCGCCGCGGTATGGGCGCCGGGCTCAAGGGGCGCGGGGTATCCTCGTTCCTCAAGCCGATGGGCTTCGTGAAGGCCCGGGAGACGCGCCTGAGCGTCGATGGTGAGCCGCGCAAGCTGCAGGTGTGGACGCGCAACCGCGACCTGATCGGAGAAGGCTCAGCGCTCACGCTAAAGGGCATCGAGATGGCCAAGGCTGCGCTGGCGGCACACGAGGAGCTGGACGATCTGGAATCACTCGCCGACAACGTGGTGAGGATGCGTCGATAGCGAATCCTGATTTTTCGGATTTCAGAGCCGCCTTCGGGCGGCTTTTTCGTGTACGCAGCGAATTCCGATTTTTCCGATTTCGCAGCCGGAAGTCACGAATCCCGATTTTTCCGATTTCGCTCGCGAGCCAACCGCTCAGTTTTTGACCAACGCGAATCCTGATTTTTCGGGATTCAAAAAGAACTGGGACATTTGAGAAACTGGGACAAGAACTGGGACAAGCTGGAGCCTTAGTGCCACGCGGCCTCCAGCTTTTCTTGTCCCAGTTACGGCGTTGTCCCAGTTTATTTCACTCTTATATATGTACGAAACACATCTATGTGACAGTGACATCACCATGCTCTCACCGGGGGGCATTATCAGCAGATGTATTCCTTTCACATATAAGACTTCAAATAACTAGGACAACTAGGACAATTGGGACATAGAGCCTCCCAGCCCAGATTTTACGGGGGTCTGGCTTGTCCCAGTTTCTTGTCCCAGTTTATTTAAGTGGGACAACGCCACCGGGTAGCTGCTGACCCGACCGGATCGCATCCTGGTACTCCCTCCCTTGCTGCAGCTGCAGGTTGCAGTTCTCCAGCGCCGTCTTGATCCGCTTCGCATGCGCCCCGATCTGCCGGTACGTCCCGCCACCCCATTGGGGCACCGGGCATTCGCGCAGAAACCGATCCGGTAGGTAGACCTGCCGATACTCGGTCTTCGTGATTACAGGCTGATCAGCGCAGGATGCCGTCAAGCTGAACAGGCACAGGCACGTCAAGGCACGCCATGGACTCATCGCTATCTCCCTCGGTTTTCTGAATTTCGTTGATCTGAACCAGTGCTGCATCGAGCTTCCGGTCGTTGACCTCCGTCTGATTGGCAAGCCTGCCGAGCGCAGCATCGAGCTGACCCATCCGATGAAGCAGCAGCTCGGCCTGCTGACGCTGTTCACCGGCTGCCTGCAGAGCAGCAAGCGCTTCGTTTCGCGAAGACGCCGCATCCTTCCAGGCCCCCTTGAGTTGCCAGCCAAGCCCAATCACCGCCACGACCAACGCGGCCGTCACCCCTAGCAACCACTTCACGATCCACCTCCCGGAGTTAGTACATCTGGCGTACTAAGTTGGTTATTCAACTAATGGTTGACAACGTGATCAAAGGGCCATCAGAATCGACCCTCATCAGCTGCCCGCCTCACGATACTCGTGCCTTGGGCGCAGAAACGAGGGGGTTTTTGTCATGCGTCAGAAGGATGTCCGCTTTGGGCGTGCCACCGTGGTGGTCGATGAACGCGGTGGTTGGGCACTTCCGGGGGGAGGCCGAACTGACCAACGGGTTGAAGCTATGGCTGCAGCTGCCGAGATCGATCGAATGCTCGCCCGCGGCGCAGAGGTGACGCCGGAAGTGGTTCAGCAGCCCGTGGTCGTTGTGCGCAGACCCGCAAAGAGCGCGAGCGTGATTCTGAGCCGCACGTGACACCCAAAGCGCCGGTTTTATTTGCAACCCTGTACCTACGCATGGGTTGCAGGCCGATCGTTGATTCTTCAGCCCGACGTTAGAGCTGGGAATGGCATGCAAAAACCCGACAGACGGTCTATTGCATGTTTTCGAACCTAAGAGAGCCTTGCTGCATGTCCGACCTGACCGTATCCAACAGCCGATGCCAATGTTCAGGCTGCGAAGAGTTTTTCAACTCGCTCGCCAGCTTCGATAAGCACCGGATAGGGCGGCACGGGAAGGACAGAAGATGCCTTACGCGACATGAAATGCTCGAAGCGGGAATGGAGAAAAACACCGCGGGCTATTGGGTCACCGCTCGATCTGAGGGCGGATTCTGGAGTGGGAAGGAGCCCCAAGCAGACGACCTGGATGAACTGATCTGACAACAGGGGAGGTAACGGATGTGCAACTGCAAGGGTGAAATGGAACAACAGCTGGCTTCGCAATTCATGCAATCGCTGCCAGTGGGCGCGGAGAACGTCGCCGCTGAACTGCGCGGTTACGGATTGCTGATGGGGGCGAACCAGCAGTTGGAGCACAAGAACCAGGTTGAGGTGCAATTCACCTATTCCGTACCGGGGAAGGAAGGGATGAAGGCGAAAAAGCAGCGCATAGCTCTGACGGGCAACTTCTGCATGTTCTGCGGCGAGCGATACAGCCGCGAGCACGCTCCATCGGTGGATTAAGACCGATGCCCGGGTGGGGGTTCGCCCTCACCTACGCCAGCCCGATCACTCCTCAACGCAACATAGGAACACTCAAATGCTGATCACTGATGGACTGCGTTTCTCAGGCATTGCTGCCCGCCTTGGCGCCGCGATCGGGTCACTGATGACCGGATCACCAGGTTCGACCCGCAGCCTGCATGCCCGCCACTCCTACATGCGTCCGACCCGCCGCCAGCAGCGCGACCCGAACAACCCTCACCAGCAGGCGCGCATCATGGCCGCCGCCGAGAAGCGGGAGCGCCGGGCCAAGAAGCTAGCCTTCTACATGCTCCACTCCACCCTCAACAACCGCGCCCACGCTGACACTGGGCCTAGTCTCAACCCGTTTCATATCGCCCGCTGATTCAACCATCACCTGATTTTTCAACCGCAACATCCACAAACCAGGAGCTCCACCATGTCCAAGCAAAACCTGATCGACACGATCGCGCTCGAAACCAACACCAGCAAAGCCGAAGCCGGCCGTATGGTCGACGCCGTATTGCATGGCCTGCAGTCCGAGCTGTCCGCCGGCAACGAAGTTCGCATCGTCGGCTTCGGCAGCTTCAGCCCGGTCACCCGCCCGGCCCGCACCGCACGCAACCCGCAGACCGGCGATCCCATGCAACTCGCCGAGAAGGTGGTCGTGAAATTCCGCCCGGGCAAGAAGCTGCTGGACGCGGTGAACTGAGATCGATGTGGGTCCTGTTCTGGCATGCCGAGTCCGACTGCTACTGGTGGGTTCAAGACCCAACCGATGAGGACTACGAGGGGGACGGATTGGTAACGCCGGTCACCGATCTGATCGAGCACCACTACATCTCCCGCGATGAACTCGGCGTACCATGGCCAGAGGATTGGCAGGACCCGCTGATCTGACACCGCAACATCGAGAACCCGCTCCGGCGGGTTTTCTTTTGCCCGAGATTCCTTGGGGGCGAAGTCGGAAAAATCGGATTTCGTGTACCGGAGGTGCCTAGTGACGAATTCCCGAAAAACCGGGTTCGCTGAAACCCTTTGTACATCAGCAATTTACGCCCGAGGGGCCTATTGAACAGGTTGAAAACCCTCGAATCCCGAGCCTCGGCGACCCCCCGGCAGCCCGGATTCCCTGGATGGGACCCAGAGCGACCACGCCAGGCCCGGCGGCGCCAGCTGGCCAGGTAGCCGCGGCGCACGAATTGCCGAATTCAGGGATTCACGAATTCCCGCATTCGCCTGATTCGCCAGGTTCACGAACTCCGATTTATCCGGATTCAACCCGCTATCCATCCTGGCGCCCTGATGCTGGCTCGCTGTGCTCCCGGCATTGCCGGGCTGCTGATGCTGGCTCGCTGTGCTCCTGGCCTTGCCGGGCTGCTGATGCTGGCTCGCTGTGCCCCTGGCCTTGCCGGGCTGCTGATGCTGGCTCGCTGTGCTCCTGGCCTTGCCGGGCTGCTGATGCTGGCTCGCTGTGCTCCTGGCCTTGCCGGGCTGCTGATGCTGGCCGGCCGTTTCAACTTTTCACCTTTTCTTTTCAACTAATGGTTGAATGTTCAACATCACGGCGATATTATTCGCGCGTGGTTTGGTGAAACTGAAAAGGAGTCGCCGCAATGCTGAATAGAACCGCTCTTATCAATCCCGCTTTCCTGGCAAAGGTTGGCCAGGCAATGCGCGAAGCCGTGACCGCGTCGGCTGGCGCCATGGGAATCGGAATAGCCGGCGCGTATAACCGCCACGGGGCGCAGTCGCTCCGCGTAGTGCATCGCCGCGGCCGTTTCTCTGGCTTCGAATTCTTCGACGCTGCAGACCGTGACGTGACCGGCCAGGTTATCGGCGCGCTACGCCAGCACGGCATGCCGGAGTCCGCGCAATGAACTCCGCTCAATTCGCCTTTTCGTTCGCCTATCAACAGGCAAAGGCGGGGCGCATTGTTCGCCTACACAAGTCCGCCGGGCGCTGGTGCGTAACCGTTCGCCCCGCGTTTCAACTTACGGTTTTGAATTCAACTCGAAAGGATGTCGCAGCATGATCAATTTCAAACTGAAAAAGGACGTTAAGCCGTCCGAGATCGAAACCGCCTTTAACGAATACCTGGCCGCCGCTGGCGTGGAATACCTGGCCGTTTGCCTTGGCGAAACGAAGCGGGACGGCTGGACCGCCGACGCTTGGCGCGTGACGTTCCGTCGCTCCGGCCGGGCTGATATGACGCTCGACTATTTCACCGGCACCGGTCACCGCGTGGCCACTCAACCCGCGCCGGATTTCGTCCGGATAAACCCGCGCAGCATTGCGACCGCCGATTGGATCGCGCAACACGTTAAGCCGCACAAGCCAGAGGCGGCGGGTGTGATTCATTCCATGATTCTTGACAGCTCGGCCGCGCAAGAGTCGTTCGCCGATTGGTGCGCGAACCTCGGTTATGACACCGACAGCCGGAAGGCGCTGGCGATGTATCTCGCGTGCCAGGAGGAGGCCGCAAAGCTGGCCGCGTTCTTCACTTTCGACGAACGCCACAAGCTGGCCGAATTGCTTGGGGACTACTAACCATGGGCGCCGAAATCAAAAACATGATCATCGATCAACTGTGCCAGACGGTGGACGGCTGCGAAGGCTTCGACGTGCGGACGGCCGATTTCCACGCCTTGCGCTCGTGCCAGGTCGACCGGTTGAGCTATTGGGCGAAGTCCTACGGCTACCGCGCGCCGAAGAACGCGAACGGCTCGACAGCCCGTTACTTTTTCCAGCTACTGGCGCGCCATGCCAACGCTAAGGGGTCCGCAAAATGAAAAAGCCCGTTAACGCGCACGTCCACCGCTTCGGCGATTCGGTCGCCCTGGCATTCATCGGCGCCGATGGTGAAACCGTTTATCTCGACGCTGATCAAGCTGAACAACTGGCCGCGGCAATTGGCGAATGTGTCGCCAGCATCCGGACCGTTAAGTTTTCGGCTTCCAACTTCGGCAGCCGGAGCATTCCGCCAACCGCTGCAGCCGCGGAATAACTGCGCCCGCGATTTCAACCATCAGAGGAATTATCAACCATGAAAACTCTTTCGCAGCTGTTTCCGCTCCCGACTCCGGAATTCACTTTCGCCGGTTTCGCCTGGCCGCGCCGCGTTGCGATGCTCCCGCGCGGTTCGATCGCCGACCGCATACAACGGCACACGCAACCGGTAACCGGTCCGTACTACCACGCGCCGAAGCCGGCCAGCCGCGGCAATGGTCTGGCGTTCTACCTGGCGTCCGACTTCGCGCCGGGCTTGCGCTGGCAATGGGCGGACGACGTGTGCCGCTCAATCGGTCACACCGGATGGTTCACTGATGAGTTCGGCGACTCCGAGACCCTACGCGGCATTGTGTGCCGGCTGCCGAAGTCGCGCGGCTTCCTGGCCGGCTGGAGCATGGGCGAAGGGATGGCCAGCGAGCTGGACGCGACCGCATACGAAGACGAAGAGGACGCGGCACGGGCTGCCGATTCCATGGCCGAAAGCGCGGCCGAACATCAGCGCGAGTATGAAGCCGAAGAACGCGCGCGGCTGGAATGCGAAGGAGTGGCAGCATAATGACCAGCAAGCAAACAGCTCAGGAAATCAAACGCGGCATGGCGCTGGCGTTCTTTGCTTCCGCCTACGCTGATCAGGCCGACGAATGCGGCCAACCCTTGCGAGGCGAGATAATGGAACAGCTCCCGGCGGCCATCGATCCAGCGGCCACACACGCGGCCGACACTCTGGCGCGCGACTTCATCGGCGCGCATGCCTTCGGCGAAAAGGGCCTTTCGGAAACCCAACAGCTGGCGATTCTGTATCTCAAAGCGGCCAGGCTGCCGAAGGATGGCGCAGACCGCGAGCTCAGTCCGGAGCTGTTCGGGCATTACCTGGCCATGCAGGCGATGGGCACGGGCGTCGGGCTCGAATCGTTCGGCTATGCCGTGCACGATGGCTTTACGGTCCCGTATTGTGAATTCGGTTCCCACTCGCTGCAGGGCGACTATTTCGAAAGCCAGGAGGCCACACAATGAACGCACCGCTATGGATAGCGCCAAGCCTGGCGAGCCTTTCACACCAGACCATCCGGCTAGACTGCGAACCGGAGTTGATCCGGGCAATCTGGAAAGCGCGCAACCTAGAGGAACTGGCCGCCGTTTATCCGGCTGCAGACGGCACCATTGTCCCGACGTGCGGACCGTTGCCGAATCTGCGCCAGGCGAAGCGCGAAGCGGTCGACCGTGCCGCCGGCTTCCATGGCGTGGAATACCTCGGCTGGCACAAGCGCAACCGGGAACATGTCTATTATGCGAACGCGGGCGATACATACGCGCCGACGCTGATTTTTCAAGGGCGCCGCCTGTCGGTCGGATGTTGGGGCGATATGGTCGAGCGGCGATTGATTGAGGGCGCAGAATGAACCGGGACGAAGAGAAAACGCCCGCGGCCGTCTACGTTTACGCCGGCTTTAACTTGCTGGTGCGGACCGTTCGGCTTATCGCCTACGGCGCCGCGTTCTGGATGGCGATCAAGCCCGGCGGCAGCATCCTGGCCGCGCTGCTGATGGCAATAATCGCGAGCGCGATGAAAACGCGAAGCTATGCGGAAGACTTCGACCGGTACGGATAACCGCCAACCATCCAACCGAAAGCCCGGGATTGCCGGGCTTTTTTGTGCCCGCTATTCCGGGAGCTGCAAGTCTGCCGACGGCGGGAAAGGTCCCATTGTCCGACCGGACGGGAGCCAGATCAGATAAGCCCGCCACTGGCCAGCGCCGGAGCCCGGGCAATACGCCAGGAATTCGCCCGGCGCGGTTCCGGTCCGGTACCGGTACACACACGCGCCAGCGCCGGCCGCCGATAGCGCCCGCTGTAGGTCCTGGCGATAGTCGGCGCGCCATGGTCCCGGGAACCGCGCGGCCAGGTTATCCGCTGCAGCCGGCCGGGCGCCCTCTTCCCCATCATCCGCCACCATAAGCCCGGCGCCGATCGCCAGGGCGCCGGCCAGCACGGCAACCGGCAACCATGCGCGCCCGGGCTTGCGTGACTCCGGCGCCGCTGGTGACTCTTCCGCCATGCCGAACGCGGCGCGCCAGCGCTGTTCTTTCTCAGCCTCCCGGGCTTTCTCCCGTGCCGCCGATACGTGCGACCAGACCAGATAAGCCAGCACAGCGGCAACCGTGCCGCCGGTCAAAACGAAAAGGCCGAAGAGTTCGCCGGGCATCGCTTGCGCTCCTGATTCCTTGGACGGCGGCCACCATATCGCCAGTAACGGCGCCCGGTCAATTTGAGCTCCTGCGCGCTCGCCTACGCGGCGCCAGCATGCTGGCCACTAGCTAGGCATTGCCGGCAGCAGAACGCGCGCCAGACGGCAGCCGAAGCGCTGTAGCGGCCATTCCAGCGGGATGCCGTGACCGCCAGAGCGGGCGCCCGCCCCCTATTTCGCCCCCTCCCGCCGCCTGATCCGGACCCGCGTGAACCCTGGGTGTCGCGCTTTGTACCGATTTTTTTCTGGACCGACCCGGACCGCTTACTTTGCCACCCTGGCGAGACCTTTACTTTGCCGACCTGGCGAGACCTCCGACTCGCTGGCCCGCGCCGCCGCCGCAAGCTGGAAAGCGATCGAGCAGCTGCCTCCGGCACGTGACCGGCACCGGGGGATGCGGTCGACCCCTGGCGCCGAAGGGTCGGGCGACACCCGGCACTACTTTGCCGAGCCGGCGAGACCTGCATCCGAGGCACTACTTCACCGACCTGGCGAGACCTCAGCTCAACCTAATTTCAACTTGCTGGATTGATATTCAACCATTGGTTGATTTAACATCGCCAAGCAATCAATCTGCTGACGGCTCACAAGGGGGTAACACCGTGTCGATCAAGCTACTCAACAACGTGCTGACCTATCGGTTCACGCAACCGATTCCGCTGCACGACCTGCAGGCGCTGTCCGAGGCGCTGCAAACCAAGGCGGCGCGCAACCCTGCCAGCCAGGAACTCAGCACCATGGGCTTCATCGAGCCTCTGGGTGTCGACGATGACTACGCTGAGCCCATCGGCGCCAAGGGCATCTTCATTGCTGCGCGCAAGTCCGAGCGACTGCTGCCCGGCAAGGTGGTGAAGCAGAACGTCGAAGCCAAGGTCCGCGAGATCGAGAAGGAGCAGGTCCGCAAGGTCTACGCCAAGGAGAAGGCTCGGATCAAGGACGAGATCGTCCAGGCCATGATGCCGCACGCCTTCGTCAGTCACAGTCGGATCAACGCACTGATCTGCCCACCCTACGTCTTCGTCGAGACCACCAGCGCCAAGAAAGCTGAGGACCTGCTGTCCCTGCTGCGCTCAGCACTCGGCAGCCTGCCGCTGCGCCCGGTCGGCACCAAGGTCTCACCGATCGTGAGCTTCACCGAGTGGGTGAAAAACCCGGACCTGAGCGCCCCGGCGGCGTTCTCTCTGGGTGAATCGTTCCAATCCCGAGGTGCTTCCGAAGAAAGCTCGACCCTGAGCGGAAAGAACGTCGACCTGAGCGAAGACGACATCGTGCAGCTGATCGAGTCCGGCCGGCGCGTCAACCAGCTGGAACTGATCTGGAAACCCGAAAGCGGGCTTGGCCAGGATGGAGTCCCGTTCACCGTCAACGAGATGCTCGGGATCAAGGGCATCCAGTGGCCCGAAGAGCTGCACCAGCAGATTCGCGACGACATCGGCGAGGACGAGAGCAAGGTCACCGAGGCCCGGGCCACCCTGCTGCTGGTGCAAGACCTGATGCTCAAGCTGCTGGACGACCTGCTCGGCGCACTGGGCGGCGAAGAGAAGCCGGAGGCGCTGGCGGACCTCCTCGACGACGAGGATGCGCGCGACGAAGAACAAGCCGAGGAAGAGGAAGACCTGCTATGAGCCGCATGAACATCACCAAATTCGTGGCGCGCCTGCCGCATGCTCTTCACGAGGAGATCAAGGAAACCGCGCGGGCCAATCACCGCTCGATGAACAGCGAGATCATCCACCGCCTGCAGCAGCCCGTGGCTCCCGGCATGGGGATCACCCAGCTGACCCTGAACGTGGACAGCAAGGAAGCCAGTGCCTCCCTGGAGCGCATGCTGGAAGACCTGAAGTCCGCTAAGGCTTTCAACCCGATCGTGCCAGCGGGAGCCTGAGCGAAGTGACTACTGATCTCAACCCGCTGACGAACCAGGTTGGAGGTACGCACTACCTCCACCTGTCCATTCGCCCAACCGAATTTGCCATGGCCAATAAGCTGGACCCCTGCGCCCATTCGATCCTGAAATACATCACTCGCCATCGCGAGAAGAACGGTCAGGTCGATCTGGAGAAGGCCATCCACTTCATCGAGCTGCGCGAGGTGCTGGCCACCGCGGAGCACCAGGTCACCGACTGGCCAATCTCGCCGGAAGAGTATTGCCGGGCGAACAGGCTGCCGCTGATGGAGACGGCAGTGGTCATCGGGCTCGGCCTCTGGCTGCAGACCGGGCAGCAGCATTACGCGGCAGAGATGCGCGGCGTACTGGCCGAACTCCTCACGACCTACGAATCAACCAATAGCTGAGATTTCCACCATGAACACAAACCCGAACACCCAACAAGCCGAAGACCTCCTGGACCACTTGCTGGCCAAGCTCGACCCCGAGTGCGACCAGGTGGAAGCATCCACCGTTGGCAGCGCCTCGGTCGGCATCCACGACGCACAGCAGCTGTGCCACTTCCTCGCCAAGGCATCCGGCTGGTGGAACGACCCGCTGACCGGCGAGCCGACCCCGCGCAACGACGGTGAGCTGATCGCGCTGATGCACAGCGAGCTCTCCGAAGCGCTTGAGGGTCTGCGTAAGGACCTGATGGACGACAAGCTCCCGCACCGCAAGGCGGTTGAGGTCGAGCTGGCCGACACGCTGATCCGCATTTTCGACTATGCCGGCGCCCGCAACCTGGACCTGGCCGGCGCGATGGTCGAGAAGCTGGCCTACAACCAGCAGCGTGCTGATCACAAGCTGGAGAACCGCGCCCAAGCCAACGGGAAGCGTTTCTGATGACTCCCGCTCAGCGCGCTGCTGGCGACACCGCGGCCTTCTGCACGCTGTTCCTGACCTGGGCGCTGCTGGCGCCCGTGGTCGCAGGTCCTATCGAGCCGGTTGCCGTGCCGCACAACTGCCCGTCCCCGCAGACCGCGCGCGGCGTCGGCTCCGATCTGCGGAGCTATCAACGCACATTCGACCGCTGCGCCCTTTCGAGGGTCACCCCATGAAGCATCGTGATGAGTGCGCTGCACACCCCTACGAGATGAAGCTGGGCCGGCGTATCCCCGTCGACACCAGCAAGGTAGCCGCGTACATGGCGACTCTGAAGTACGTGGACGCCCTGATGATCGATGGCACCGTCCACACCCTCAGCACGTCGCTCGTGAAGCTGGAGAAGGCCCATCCGAGCCTCGTGCGCGTCCGCCGGGACACCCTGGTGGTGAAGTCCAAGGTGACCTGCATTGAGCGCATCCCAGATAGCCGACGCCGGAAGATCACACTGCAGGGCGGCTGGACCCTAACAACCGCACGCGCCAATGCGACGTGGCGGAAATTGACCGGAGAGTGAAATATGCCTGATTTCCAAATCGGCGACCTCGTGATGAAGGTTACCGGCGACTACCAGATCGGCGGCGAGGTCCGCAGCGTCTTCACCAAGGCCAACGGCGAGACCCGAATGGTGGTCGAGCACCAGGCTGCAGGTGGTGGCAGCTTCCTGCACATCTACGGCCCGGCCAACCTCAAACTGATTGAGCGTCCGGAGGCGCAGCCACACTAGACATTTCAACTATTGGTTGAATATACTACTGGCACACCAACATCAGAGGGCCAGTCAGATGAGCAAGCACGAGCAGAAAGAAACGGTTCCGAGCCGTACCGACCTGGTGGTTTCCGGGCTGCTCCTCCTGCTGATCTGGCTGGCCCTTTCGTTCGTTTGAGCCAGGGGAGCATCGTGAAGACCAAACCGAAGAACATGTCCGACTCGATCAGGGGTGAACAGCTGGTCAAGTGGCGCGAGCTGCTGATGGCCTCGGCCGAACACATCGAGGCGCTGAACGCCAAGATCGCCACGCAGGAGCGCCAGCGCGACACCTTCGTCGAGAAGGAGCTTTTGCTGCTGGAGAAGCTGATCGCTGCAGAGGAAAGGATCACGGAACTGAACGCCGTACTGCTGGAGCTGGCCGATCCGGAGAACTGCCTGGTCGTCGCCGAGCCGGTGCACCTCAACCCGGCCGATCAGCTTCCTCCGGTCGACTGCCCGCTGCTGATCCAGGTGGACGGCGAGCTGCTGCAAGCCGAGCGCACCAGCTTCATCGCCAGCCGCGACCGAGCAATGGTCTACCGGTTGAACGACGGCCGCGAGATCGAAGGGCGCTTCCCTTGGACGTACCCATGAGCGCAGCGCTAGCCCGAGCGGTCCCGTTCAGACATCAGCAGCACCTTCAGCCTGTGCAGCGCGACCAGGTCCCCGCCGACGCTATCGCGCCACGCCTGGTGAATCGTTCTGGACATCTGATCGATCTCCGCAATCAGGCGGCGGTAGCGCTCGACCTCAAGCGTCAGCCGGCGCACCGGGCCGGTCGGGTTCTCCACCCAGAACCGGCGCAACTCTTCCTGACTGACCGGCCTGAACGGAGGCAAGTTTTCATGGTGCATGGCATCACCACACTGTATGGACAACCAGTAGTTTCGCACACTTCTACGAGGAATTGAGATGGACGACATCCGAAACCGGATCAACGCGCAAGCCGGCCGCCGCCACGAACTGTCCCGGGCGATTCTGGGAATCGACTGGTACGACACCGAGAGCCAGGCCCGCAGCGTGATCGAGCATATCGCTGAGCGGGAATTCACCAAGACCGCGGTTGCGGAGATGGGGCCGAGCGCCTATGAGCGCCTGACTGCCGAGCTGGCCCAGGCTGGATGGGCTCCGTGCTCGCCGGAGTTGCTAGATAGTGGCGTCTGCTGCGCTACCGCACCGCGCATTCCGGGGGCTCCGGGCTCCGGCATATCCCACTACCATCCAGCCCCGGCGCAGGATGAGCGGGAGGCGTTCGAAGCGTGCGATTCGATGCTGATGACAGGTGAAATCTGTAACCAGCACAAGGGCCACGATGGTCCTTGCGGTCCCTCAGAATGGCTCACCCGCCCCGCGCAGACCGAGCAATACATCATCGGCGACCTGACCAACGAAAAGGTGTTCAAGGTGGCAGGGTTGACCAATCTGAGCGACATGCAGGCCGTTCTCAATGCGGTCGAAGCGGCTCTCGGTCAGACCGAGCCAGCCCCGGCGCACGACCTGTACCGAACCGGCGACGAGATGGCACCGGACGCAATCAAAGACCGGAACGGCGAAGTGGTCCTGGACCTGTGCAAGCGTTGCGGCCAGGGTGAAGCCGAGCTGGCGGCCACATGCCCTGCCAAGGCCGAGCCGGCCCCGGCACCTGAAGGTAACGAATGGGTGCTGCTGCCGATCGCTCATGGCAGCCAGTCGGAAGTGAAGGCTGACAATCTGCAGCAAGCTGTAACGCTGCTGGACTTCGGCCTGGCATTTGCGCTCTGCAACACGGACCACGGCGGTACGCGCCGCGATGTGAAGAAGGCTCAACAACATCTCGAAGAAGTGAAGGCGTTCCTCTCTGCCGAGCTAGAAAGCCGCCCCACACCGGACGCCTACGATGCGGCATGTAAAGCACTCTGGAAAAACCGTGACCGGGTAGCTGAGCTGGAGCAACTGATCAAGCGCATCGTCGACCACGCCAAGCGCGATCGGGACAACGAGCGGCACGGTGCACCGAACCACTGCCACCGAGTGCGCAACCACTGGGATACCGACGGCAGCCTCTGCCAGGAATGCGTGGATTGGGACCAGCTGCGTGCCTTTGCTGCTGAGGCGCCCGATCTCGCCCACATGCAGCCGGGCGTACCGGTGCCGATCAGCTCAGTTCCGGGCCTGCGCGAGTACGTCACTCGGGGGCTCGCCGACGGCACGCTGACCCTCGGAGGTGCGATCACTGCTACTGGAGGTGCAGCTGAATGAGCCACGCATTCCAAGAAGGTCAGGTATTGGTTTTCGATCCTTCCGACCGTCGTCGCGAGCCGCGCGAGATCACTATCGGCAAGGTTGGCCGCAAGTGGATTCAGATCGCCAGCGCCGGTTGGGCTGATGGCCGCTTTGACAAGGAAACCCTGGTTATCGACGGCAGGGGATATGCCTCACCGGGGCGGGTCTGGCTCAGTTGGGATGCGTATCACGGTGAGAAGAGACGCATCGAACTTCACACTCGCTTGCGCCGGATGCTGGACGATTACTCCAACCCTTATACAACTACGCAGGTGAGCGCTGCGCTCGCTGCCCTCGGCTACACGGAGCACTTGGAATGAGCCGGAAGAAAAGCATTGAGGAGCGGGTCGCTGATGCCGAGCGAGCGGACCGTGAACGGGCTGAGACCTTCCGGCGGCAGCGCGAGTGCGACCATTGGCGAGCCACCCCGACCGAGTGGTGGTGGAGTGGAAACGTCCGCGAAATGACATGCCCGGAATGCGGTGCGACCAACTACATCGAAGATCGTGAGGAAGCCTGTAATGACTGAACAGAAGCGATACGGTGACCCGCAATTCGGGAACACGCTGGACGAGCTGAAGGCCCTGGCGCCACATGCTCAGACAGTTGACGGCGTGAACTTCGATGGCCCTGCGCGCAAGGTCGGAGCAATCCTGACCCTGGCCGGCGCTGCCGGTGAGCTCATCGCCGACATCGAGCGGCTGCAAGGAACGATCGAGGACCTGGAGCTCGCGCTGCAGGATGCCGAAGAGCGCGCTGAGTCCGCCGGCCGGAACGCTTCGGCGTTCGAGGACCGGATGGGCGATCTGCAGGTTGAGAACGGGAAGCTGCGGGATTCGATCACCGCTCGTTCCGACAAGCTAAACGAGGCGCAGCGCATCATCGAAGAACTGCGCGCGGAGATGAGCGATCTTCAGCGCTTACCGTATACAAACGGAATCGGCGATGCTGGCGAAGCCTATATGCAGCGCTTCCCCTATGCTCATCCACTCCCTGCACCGTTTCGCTGGCAAGAGCTCTGGGAAGAACTGGTGCGCGCAGCAATGTCAGCGAAGGGGGATGGCCAATGAGCCGAATGATCAAACTCCCCGGCAACGAGACCCGCTACGTGGCAGCCGACCAGATTACCTGCGTGGAACTGTCGTACCACCGGACCCGCATCGCCGTCACGCTGAGGGACGGCAAGGTTTACCACTTCGAACCCGATTGCGGGGATGCCATTTACCAAGCCGTCAACAAGTTTGTCACCACGGTCAACGAAGCGCTGGAGGCCACCAATGGCTGACGAATACATCTACGACGTGCACCACGTCGCCCGCGACCACGACCGCAGCCTGATCTGTCGGTGCCCACACTGCCAGAACATCGTCGGCCTGGACGGCGACGACCTAGAGGATGTTCAGGGTGAGCAGTATCGCTGCCGTTGCACAGGCTGGTTCCAGATCGATTACAGCGCTCGCCGGGTGAATGGTGAGTTGCCGGCAAACAAGGGTATCCCAGGATGAAGAAGCTGAAATCCAAAGACGTCCGCTACTGCACGTATTGCCGCGCATCAGATACCAGAACTCGCGCGGCCTGGAGGTCCAATTCCCTGGCCTTGTCGAAGACCGCTTGCCCCGAACATCGGCAGGACCTGCAGCGCGACGAAGCGAGGAGTGCCGCAGCCGATAGCCACATGTCGGAGGCTGACCACCAGACTTGGGGGCGATTTTAAACAACCCTTCCCGTGATGAATGGTCGATAGTTGAAACCAGAGGAGACTTTTATGGCCAACACATTCACCGGAATCGCCGACCTGCTGTTCGTCTGCGGTGACGACCTTGAGGATGTCCAAGGGGAACAGTACACCTGCCGCTGCGGAGGCTGGTTCCAGATCGACTATAGTGCCCGTCGTATCAAGGGTGAGCTGCCACCGAACAAGGGGATTCCGGGATGAGCATATCTATGAGTGATCGCGAGTTGCTGGAGCTGGCGGCGAAGGCGGCTGGTTTGAAGCTGATTCCATTTGAAACCGCCCCGCTGCTGGATGAAGAGGGGCAGCCTCACTGGAACCCGCTAACCGACGACGGTGATGCGCTACGGCTGGTGGTGGGCCTGGAGCTGGACATCCGGCAGACCCCTGGCACCACCTCTGTTTTCCGGCACCAGACGCATCTGGCGAGTGAGCATCATGGCGACCCCGCGGAGCGCACCCGTCTCGCCATCGTCCGCGCTGCCGCCGATGTGTGGAAACGTAGTGGGGAAGATTCCGCTGCGACGCATTCGGATGAAGGTGGCGCGTCGGCACCCGATGTTGAATCGTGCCGCGGGATCGAGGGGTTGGATCATCGCTGGGTCCCCGGTGAGATTACCGGGCAGGAATACTGCAGCAAGTGTGGTGTGCCGAGAGACCCCGATGGCGCCCGCAAATTCTACCTGGGGGAATAATGGCTTTCATGCACGCTTACGGCCGGTGTCACAACTGCCGGCAGGAAGGCGCCCTCTGGCGCCACACGGTACTGGTCAAGCGCTTCTGGCTGTTAGGCCCGCTGGTGCCACATACCATCTACATTTGTGACGAATGCGACTGCCTTCCTAAGTTCCGAACAGTTGCCAATTCAACTAACGGTTGAATATACTGCGCCAACTGCAAATTCGTACTTGGGGTTCAAGCCGTAATGAACACGCTGTTTCTGCTGATGGCTCAGTACAACGGACTCGCCGTCATCCCGCTCGATCGAGTGTGTGAGGACTACTTCCGTCACCTCACCGTCGACCAGTTCCAGCGCAAGGCGAACGCCGGCACCATCCAGATTCCGATCACCCGGATGGAAGCCGGCACCCAGAAGAGTGCCAAGGGAATCTTCCTCACCGACCTCGCCAAGTACATCGACGAGCGTCATGCGGCGGCGGTGAAGGAAGAGGCTCAGCTAAACGGCCGCCGCCTTCGCTGACCTCTTCTTGCGGTCCACCCACTCCCCGAACACCGCTTTCGCCTCCAACACCTTCGGCAGCCATTGCCAGCCAGCGTACTTGTCTCCACGCCCGTGCAGGTGGGTATAGCGGCGCATTGAGTTCCAGTTGCGGTGACCAGACACCGACGCAACGCGCGGGATATCCCAGTCCATCTCGAACAGTCGACTCACGCCCTCATGGCGCAGATCGTGGAAGTTCAGGTCCTCAATCAGCGCCATCTTGCATCCGCGAATCCAAGCCCCCTGAATAGCGTCGACCGTGTAAGGGAAAATCTCATCGTAGACCCGCGGCATGCTCTGGATGATCGCCCACGCCTCGTCCGGAAGGTGGCACCACACGTTGTTGCCCCACTTGTCACCAGGGTTCTTCATGTCACGCACCAGCACGGCCTGCCGCTTCTCGTCCAGATCGGACCAGCGGATTCGGACGATCTCCTCCTGCCGGCGAGTGCTGAACAGCGCGAAAGCGACGATCTTCGCCATGGGCATCGAGCTGGGCCGGGAGGCATGGCTGCGGAAGAACATCGTCAACAACCGGTCAAGTTCGCCCAGCTCCGGCCGGCGATCGCGCTCCCGACTCTTCATCTTGTAACCGAGGCCCTTCAGCACCATCCTGGCGCGCATCATCACGGTGGGGTCGATCTCGTAGCCCCAGGCTGCGTTCGCGAGTGACAGAACGGAACCGAGGTGGGCCAGGTCATTACCTGCCGTCTGCGGCTTCACGGCGCCACCCTCCTCCTCCATCCGCCAAAGGGCATAGTCGACGATCGCCTGACTGGTGATCTCCACGTCCGTGAGCTGACCGAGGTAGCTTCGGCCGATCCAGCGCAGCGTCGCTTCCTTCGTTTTACCGAGCGGCCTGGCTTTACCAACCTCCTCCAGGTACTGGTCGATGATGTCGGAGAGCGTTGTGGTCGAGGTCTTCATCCGCTCGATCGCACCGGGGGCATTCAGCTCGGTCTCGCGGCGCTTCGCCCAGACCTCGGCAGCCTTCTTTCGCTCGAAGCTCTGGCTCTCCTGATAGACTTGCACCCCGTCCTTGTTGATCCGAATCTGGGCGGTGTACATCACCTTCCCATCCCGGTTCTTGCGCGTCCTGATCGTGGCCAT